ACGGCATCCGCACCCATAGCCTTTATGACTTCCACAAAATCTTTTCCAGCAAAACCATAGTTCTGCTTTAGTGTGTCGGCGGTCTGTTGTGGATCTTCGTACACCTTTTCCCCACACTCAATCTCTAAAATACGGTTTATGGCGCCGCCCTGGTTGACGTAGGAAGTCAAAGGACGTTCCCCGTTCGTCAGTATGCAGTTGTTCCAGTGGCTTTCTGTGTTGATTCCTATATCTCTGTTGGAACGCGTTTTCCCCTTTCCAGAGCATAAGTCATACACCACGCCCTCAAAATTTTCCTCAATGCGCCGGTTCTTCTTGCTCGTATCATCCAGAATCATAGGAAGATGATTCAGCATATTTGCTTTTGCTTCCAGCGCAACATCCGTTGTCTTAAAGTCGCCGATATAGGCGCTCTCTGCCGGATTCGCCCAAACGGATGCTGCAAGCATCAGCGTAACGGTATTATGTGTGACAATATAATCATCACAGAGATAGGTATGTTCTTTACTGTCAACCATAATACATTGGCATTCTTCATATCCGACTTTTTTCACATCGACAATAGACATTTCTTTTTTTGTCAATACTCTATTTCTCTCGGACTTATGCAAGTTTGCTCTTTCTTTGTGCTTATCAGACTTAAATATTTCTTCATCAGTCAGAATCGTTATGTAATACTCATATCCTTTTCTTTTATAAATTCTGCATGTTGTCCGATACCCTAAACTTCTACAAAGGGATTGAATATCTTCGGATAATTGATTGCTTTTTGTGCAGTAAACATACTTTCCAAATTTTTCAACATGTCCATCTGTATCAAATAATCCTGCTAAAAATTCTTTTCTATCAGATGCACTTGCTATTTTGTAACAATCTGGAATGAAACGTTCTGCACTCTTTTCCTTTAATCCTAAAGACTTCAAATCTTTTTCCAACTGAATTTTCCCTTTTCCGCTTATTACATATTGACATTGTGTATACTTATTTCTTTTTAATTCACAATCTTTTTCCAAAAGCTTCAAATTCAAACGTTCCACAATATCGGATTCCATATTTGAGAAATATAGGTAAGTTCCACGTCTTTTATTTTCCTTCATTGTTAGACATCCATCGCCAATAAGGGCACCTAAAACATATGGGTCAATAGGTAATTTTTGATTGCTTTCAAACTCAACTGGATTGCATACTGGTATTCTAAAATTATATGCTTTCCCTTTTTTAATGCCAGATTTTATAATATCTTCAAGAGACATTACGATTGTTCCCCTGTTATGGTTTCTTCTGGTGATTGTGCTAACTGTCCACAAATGCTCTTTACAGCATCTTGTTTTTGTTCCATCAGAAAAACTTACCTCATATACATCTTTCTTTCCTTGTGGGTACACTCCGGTAACTTTATGAGCCTTACCATCAGAACCGATTACAAAATCCCCTACTTTCATATCCCCCATTCTTTTAATTCCGTTTGGAGTTATGATATTTGTGTCTAATGGTTGTGCTTTTCCTCCCTCTGTTTCTCCCCAAAGGTCAACGAAGAACGGTAACGCACCTATTTGATGGATAAGCACACTTGCAAAGGATGCCGCCAGCATCAGCTTGATTTCCATTCTGCCAGACTGCCGCAGGCTCTTAACATGCTCATACCACTTATCCCGGTTTCCATGCTCCCCGATGTTCTCGAACAACTGCCGGAACCTGCTGTCTCCATCAAAAGTAATCTCCGTATCATAGGGCAGAAATTCTTTTTTAATCCACCCCAGCTTAGAACTGGAATACTGCACCGCTATTTGGCTCGTATTTCGGTTTTCTACATCGGACAAGTATCTTACTAACAGCTTCGCATTTTCGCTCGTTACGGCCACTCCACGCCCCGACAGAGCCACTATTTTACTGGCGGAAGTTATCATGGTCTTTGGTATGATAATTTCCTCCCACCGCCCATTACGTTTAAATGCCAGCTTGATCTGCTCTTCTCCTGTTTCAAGGTTCTTTAGGCGCTCAATGGGCAATATCGGGTGATAACAGGCTATCTGCTCCACCGTTGCCATGTTCTGGGCGTATATGCCCGTTTCTCCGGCAATCCATGAACCGCAGTACATATTTTCGTATGGCCCTTCAAAATCCGTGTAATTGTTCATGCCGGCGACCTGCTGCTGTTTCTTACGCTGCTTCGTTTCCCGGTCAACTTTTTTATAGGCATTAAGCATTGTTTCAAACTTCTTTTTTACGCCAAGTTCTGCCGCCCGGTCTTCAAGTGATAAAATCAATCTTGAACGGTGTATCTCATTTTCCTCGTTGAAAATTTCCTCGAATATGTTATCCGCAAGAATTGTTTGTTTGTCCAATTTATTTAATAATTCCATAACATTCCTCCGGATCATTTAATATTTCCCATAGATATTCTTGATACTGCAATGCGTTGTATGTATCCGCCCAAGCATCAGAAAGCGGTTCCAGTCGGTCAAGCCATTTGCGGTAAACTTCCATCAGGAGATAGTTTAATTCTCTTTTCTGCTTTAGCTTTTCCTCAATCTTCCGCTGCATTTCTCGTTTCTTTTGAGCCTGATAAATCTTAAGTCTGGTGGAGAAACTGTTGTCAGTCTCCCCACCAAGTTCCTTAAATGCCTCTTTGAAAGACAAACCATCCATCAGCATAACAAAGGTAAATATGTCTCCTGATTGACCGCATCCGAAGCAATGAAAGTCTTTCTTATATATCTTCATGCTCGCCGTCTTTTCCTTGTGAAACGGGCAGCATATAAACCCTGCCCTGTTCGGCTTTGGAAGTCCGTACCGTTCCAGAATATCTTTCATGGAGTAGAGGTCTTTTATTTCTTCCTTAGTCACTGTTACCAACTCCACCTGAACACACAATATCAAGAATTTCATGTTCAAGTTCCACATTTAATATTGCTCCATGCGGAATATCCTTTATTCTCCTTACAACTTTATCCATGTCATAGGCTGTACGCTGTTCAGAAATAAACTTTTTCAGGTCATCAAAGGAAATATGTTCTGCTCCTGCTTCTTCCAGTGCTGTCATAAATCCCAAAAAAGAATCAGCATCTATCAATCTCACTGACACACACCTCCATTCCCCAAAATTTCTATAATTTTCTTCCCTGTTTCTTCCTTTTGGCAGAAAACGAAATCAACATTATATCTGTCACGAATCGTACACAGCGACTTGTAAAGCTGATTCCCGTCCACTGCCTTGGCTGATATTACGTCCTTTACACGCTTGCCGTTGACCGTTTTCCACCGTATCTGATACTTGCGGGGGTTGCTCCAGAAGTACACATCTTCAAGGCTCTTAATATCCGCCCCATGCTCGCAGAGGATAACCAATTTTATCCCCTGCTCCTTCGCACGAAGCAACTCAGCCTTAAAGCGTTCATGCTGTTTACTGCTCACATTCCCGCATATCTCCTGCAAGTCCTTTTTGCGGTCAATTACCAGTCTCGGATTGTCCAAAGACTGATAATCTCCCACATACATTTTTGAGCGGAAATACTGCACTCCAAGCGTGTCAAACTGCCCTTTTATGCGCTCCCATTCTTTGGCATGTTCGCGTGTGTCCACTTGTATCTGCATAAAATCACCTTAATCTTTTTCCACAAATTCTTCGCAACTATCTCTGTATTCTGTTGGAAGTGAGTAGTTTTCGCTTTCTTTGCATTTGCAGATAAATTCTCTTTCCGACCTGTCATATTTGCTAAATTCGCAATTTCCGCAACATTTACTCATAAAATTTTCCCTCCTAGTTAAACGGCAATTCTTCGTCAATACCGTCCGGAATATTCATAAACCCATCATCTCCCGGCGCCCCATAGTTCGGCATACCGCCGCCCTGCTTATACTCCTTATATGCTTTTGTTTCGTTCATATCAGGAATGGAAGCATCCGCAACCTTGTCAAGCGACACAAACCACCGCAGGACACGCTTTTTCTTTTCCTCGCCGTTGTAGTAGTCCATCTGCTCCCCGAACACGCCACCGATTTTTTTTCCCTTGAAGCACTGACAGAACTTATCTCCCCACTGTACCTGAAAGCCGGCATTTGAGTGTTCTACGCACGTTGTAAAGGTCTTAAAATTCCTTGTGCATTTCCCGTCTGCGTCCTCTGTCAGTACGTACTGCGTTGCCTGATTAGGCCATTTCTTATCAGGGCGAATATCGTTCGCAAATTGTTCCGAAAAATACCCTGGCTGTTTGTCATCATCTGCAAAATCGAACAAAACAACAATCATGGGCTTTCCTGTGCTTGACTGCTTCTCGCTGATCTGTTTGATAATCAGTTTATGCCCCCCTAATTCCGGCGGCTGATACTCTCCTGTAGGCGTATTTTCATAGTTGTTAGGCCTGTTTACTGCCATATCCTTAATCCTCCTTGTAATAATCCCTGATTGCCTTTTCCACCAAAAGCAAATCATTGTCGATTGTCAGCGTTTCAAACATTCCAATGGGGGACTTGCTCACAGCCCCGTCTGATGCCTGTGTCACAAATAAATGCTTGCCGGATTCCTCAATGCACCGCAGGACAATTGTAAACATGCCCTCAAGACACACCTTTTCGTCAATCAGCTTGCCGATGGTCTTAGGCTTCACGTCCCCAAAGTCGTTCTTGTCCTCGTGCATCATCACATAGACAATCTTATCTGCCGGAAGCTGATTTGTGATACAGTTAATGAGATTCCAAAAGCTATCCCCGATTTTGTTATAAAGGGTAAATACTCCATTGCCATTCCCGGCGTTTGAGTGTCCACGCATAAACATATTCGTAATAAGATACCCGGCATCATCAATGACAATATTGTGCGCCTTGGAACCACCCAAACACTTCAATACCGTTTCGTAATCATCTGTTTTCCAGCCGTCCACCTTACCCTTGAACGGCAATGGCTTATTGATAACCCTGATAAGGTTCCAGTCAGGATTTCCCGAACAGTTTCGCAGGCTTGTGCTTTTGCCAGAACCCGATTTACCCATAATTAATACTGGAAGTCCCATATCTCCCTAATCCTCCAATCTCCTAAGATTAATCCTCTTCTTTAACCACTTCAAACCCTAAGAACCGTCCGCAGTCCTCCCGGTCAATGCTGTACTTTGACTGATTTACATAGTCGGCAAATACCGAGACTCTGACAGACATCTCCAACAGCTTTTTATATTCCTCCACAGAAATAGTAATTTTTTCTTCCATGTCCCTATCCTCCTATAATTCCTCTCCAACCGTCACAAACGGCAGTTCGTATATCCATTCAGTTCACCGAATAGACAAATGCTCTCCCCGCTCTTTCAGCACAGCAAAAGGCAGTTCTACGCCGTTTTTGAGCGCTTCACGGATTTTCGTGTTGTCCGGTTCTTTCCGGCAGTATTCGTCAGGTATTTCCATGTCCGGCACAATCTCCATAGGCTGTAACCCGCCGTTCTTCTGGATGCCGAAACTGAACAAATCCGTCTTAAATTTTGTCTTGCCAGTGGCTTTCATGCTTTCATACAAGTGCTGTTTGAGCCGCTTCTCATTGTTCGCAAGCGTCTCCATCCTTTTCTGCATCCGTCCGACTTCTGCCGCATACTTCTCTGATTCTGCCCGAAGTTCTTTGATGATTCTGGCATAGTTATCAGCCTTGATTTCAAACTCTCCCTCAATCCCCTCCAAGGTATCCTTGAATGCCTGCAGGTCAAGGTTATCCTCTTCCTCCAACATTTCCAACAAGCGGAGGTAATCTCCTGTGATTTCATACAATGTACTCATTTTCCCTATCCTCTCTTTCTGCCTCCTCGTAGGCTTGTCTTTCTCTTTTCAGCCGGTGCCTATTTGGAATGCCATACTCTATTTCATCCCATACCCAATCAACGACCATTCTATTTTCAATTTGTTCCATTTTTTCCAATTCCCCATAAATAAGACAAGGAACAAACACAGCAGATAGCTGGTATAAATATGCTTTTACTGTCCATTGATGCAACAGAGATCATAAAAATCCAGAATGCCATATTGTCCCTCACTTTCATTCTCACTTCCCGTTTTCCCTTTCCAATTCTGCCGATATGGACAGAATTTCATCTGCATAAGCAGAAACGTCTGCAGATCCGTTCAAAACATCCTCTGCAGAGCTGTCGCCGTTGTAAATCATAAGAGCGACACTGACATCTTCATACTCCAAGATCAGATCCGACAGATAATCTGTTCCGACCAGCATGTTTTGCATCGGTTCAAATAAATCTGAAACACCAAGTTTGTCCATACGGTCTTTGTGCCACTTAGTCGATACCTGCATGATTCCAATATGACCATCTGACTCTGCATCCGACTGCAAACCGCTTTCTTTAAAACAGATCGCCTGTATCAGTTCCGGGCAGATATCGTACCGATCCCCAAGCTCTTCCGATATCTCCACAACATCCTGCGGCACGTCAATGGTCTTAGCATGTGCTGTCACTTCACTTCCCGCTATTGTTATAAGAACCAGTATGGACAGGATCATCTTTCTCCGCATCGGTCTCTCCTCCTTTCTTCTTGTCATGTACCGCCAAATAAAACGCAAGCACAATAACAATGATAAATTCTGTCGCAAGTGTAAAAAATATGCCACATGCAAATGATAATGCGTCCAAGTTCTCACCTCCTTCACATTTTCATAAACTTCAAAATCTCTTCATCTGTCGCTTCAAACTCTTTAAAGATGATCGCCAGATCGTTATGTTTAAGAGTGTCCCTTCCCGCTTTTAAACCAGATAGGCGGGCGGATGCTGCCTGCTGTGTTATGCCAAGCATTTCCCCAAGCCTTGTCTGGTTCACATCTTCGAGAAGCATCTTTCCATTGATCCAGACGTACAAATCCCGAAGCATGTACTTTTTTTTACTGATCGCCACCCTCGGCATGACCATTCCCTCCTAATAATCATCTTCCCGCGATACTTCTGATAAAACTCGATGCATTCCCGGAAATCCTTTCCCTAAATGGACGTAAAGCCCGCCAATCTCAAGAGGAATAAAACAGGTAATCGTCTTACCTCTTTTTCCCCGGCTCCCATCCGGGTACTCTCTGACGACTTTGTATGTATACACCGCCATTCCATCACCTCCCCGCTGTACCCATGAAGTAGATAATCATGTACAACGCGATAAATCCTAATATCATCGCCACCATGCTAGCGGCAAAGTAGCAAATGAATTTAAACCGCTCGAAGCTCATAGGATCCCGGTGGTTCCTGCCGCTCCTTAAAATAATCTCGTCCATGTTTTCCTCCTGTTCTCTTGCCGGTACAGGAAGAATATGTTACAATCTACCTGTAGCCAGTAAGTGTGGTTTATTGGTTACTGCCCTGTTCGGTATGTCGGTACTGAATGGGGCGTTTTAATTAGACATACTCGCGCCAGTGCTCCGCAAAGTAGCTTGTCACACCATACTTAGTGTGAATGTCCTTCTTGAAAGGCTTATGGATTCCTGCCTTTCTCATGTTGGTCTTTGCGACCATTCTTTTAAGCTTTCTCATGATGCTTGTCCTCCTTATATTGAATTTGTTTTCCTTATCTCCTATACTGTAAGTACCAGACTCCACCAAGAAGAGTACATAGGGCTAACGCCCCTTTCTGTAAAAATGATGTAGAAGAAAATCCGCCTTGTGCTCTTTTGCGCTTACAGAATTTAATATGATTGAGCAAAACTCCTTTTCCCTATCACTGCATCCTTGATAAAAATTATCAATCTGCTTCTGCAAATCCATTTTTCTTCTAAGCCATTCCGGGAAGTATGCGTACAAAGAAACGACTATAGGATTCGTAAAATCACGCTTACATGCTTTCTGCCAAAAATGATTTTTTTCTAACGGAAGTTTATCGAATCCTTTCGGCTTCTCCCCTAATAGTGCATTCCATTCTCCTCGCAATGCACTCCAATAGATTTCGTGAAGTTCTTCAACGGTAAAATTTTTTAGAACAACTAAATTGTTTTGAGATACATTTACTTCTATTTCCCTCACCTCCTTGTTTGACTAAACTTTTCTTTCAAAATCTTGTAGAAAACTACATAATGTGTTACAATTTTTACATGCCATTAGGCAATGAAAGGAGCGTGGTCTAATTGACCAAACTTTTGAGCTTGCCTGCTCTCTTCTTATAAGGTCGCAATACTGGAACCAAAGCAGTATAAACTGGTCAAATGCAGCAACTGATACGGCGATGCGTATGCGCGGTCGGCAACCTATAATGTCCCACCGTATCAAGTACTCCTTGTAAAGCGTCAGCAATTAGGCATGTTGCGGAACCAAAACCGCGAAAGTGACAAAGTACTTCACAGAATCATCTGGGGCTATCAGATGAGGTGAAAACCTGCAGAGTACATAGAGTAAACAATTTTGGTAAAGAACTGTTGGAAATAGTCCTTTCAGCAGTTTCTTTATACTGCATAAGTTAAATATTTTGAACTTTCATAGAAAAAAAATATTCCTGTATATCATTTCCAGAAAGCCCAAGCAGTTCAATCGCAGAGCAAATGTCTGTCTGTTTCCAAGGAATTTTCCCATTCATTTTACAGGAAAGAGTACGGTCAGACCAACTCATAGCCTTTGCAAACTCTGTCTGGCTACCATATTTTTCCACTATTTTTCCCCTTAGCTTACTAAAATCAAAAGCCATGTATGAAACCTCCTTTCTAGTTAAAACTTTTGAACTACTTAAACTATATCACTATAAGCACGTATTGTCAATAATATAATTCAAACTTTTTAACTTTTCTTGTTTTGAGTATTGAACTTTTGTTCAAAATGTGATAATGTATGCTTTGAAAGGAGGTCAATCAAATGGAAAGAGTAAGCACGGCGGAAAGGCTTAGACAGATTATGGAAGAAAGAAACTTGAGACAGATTGATATATTAAATCTTGTGCTTCCGATATGCGCCAAGTATGATGTCAAAATGAATAAGTCTGATATAAGCCAATATGTTTCTGGAAAAAACGAACCAAGCCAAGAAAAATTAGTTGTTCTCGGAATGGCTCTGAATGTTACAGAGTCTTGGCTTATGGGTTTTGATGTTGCAAAGGAAAGAAAGGAAACACCTGCACAGGCAGAAAAAGATTTTGACATTCTGTATAAATTTTCTATGCTAAGTGATCGTGATAAAAAAATCGTGTCTGATATGATTGATTCTATGCTTTCAATGAAGGGGAATGGGGTTTAATCAACCCCATTTTTCTAAGAATAATTCTAAAAACCTATGTAAATATTGCAAGGTTCCTAAGTTATCAATACTTTCGACCATCTCAACAATCTTTTCCCTATACCATTTTACCCCCCCCCCTATTTTTTCATTTACATTTGTTTCTGTTTGGTTTTTCATGCAAATTACCTCCGTTATTATAATTTTATTCATAAAAATAATATTTTATTACAAAAAGTAATAGTGTGTTACTGAAAAATATAGTATAATGTGATAAAAATAATTGTTAGAGGGGAATTTAATATGACGATGATAAAATGTCCGGATTGTGGTAGTTCTGTATCTGATAGGATGTCAAGCTGTCCGACATGCGGCGCGCCTATTGCAAAGAAAAGCGACCGATATTCGCAATTTTATCAAAAGCCGCAGACGTTTCTGTCAGAGCCGCGGTATGAGGAACACGCAGAACAACCAAGACAGAAAAAATCTTCAAAAAGCACGGCATTGAGTATATTGGCGATTCTCATATCTTTTATGGCTTTCCTCACATCGTTTATTGCTATTGCTATAGCGTCAAGTAAGCAGAAAGAGGTTGTTGCGGATAGGGAAGTACCAGTATATTTAGAATCAGATCAATCACAGACAATTCCGGATGTTGAAGAGAAAGAAGTAATTCCTAAAAATATTTATTCAGAGGAAAAACCAGTAGAAAAACAAAACCAATATCAAGGCAAAGAAAAGAACAATGTGGTATACGAAGAAGAATTGTATAAAGACGAAAATATTGTTATTTCGTATAACAAAATAACTGAAAATTCATATGGTGGTTATGATATAGATTTTGTTATAGAAAATTATTCTTCAAGAACTTTGGAAGTTCAAGCAAGAGAAACATCTATTAACGGATATATGGTTGATCCTATATGCTCTATTGAAATAGCACCAAATAAAAAAGCTGTGGATGGAATGAGCATAGGGGGAGTTGACGCTGAAAGAGTTCCTTTAAAAGAAATAAGTGATATAGAAACAAAATTCCACATTATTGATTGGAATGATGATGCTTTTAATTATGATACAGGTAATATTACAATAAAAAGAAATGATTAAAAAGTGGAGGTATCAAATATGGCAAGGATAAAATGTCCAAAAATGTTATGTGGTAGTAAAGATGTTACAATGATTGGCGCAAGAAGTCGTACAAGCATAAATTTAAACCCACTACATCCATTCACGGTTTTTAATAATAAAGCCGCGGGAAAACAGAAATTTAGATGCAATAAATGTGGAAAGGTATTTAAGGCAAAGATATGAGTACGGATTACATAGACGAACAAACCTTCTTCTCCCTCCCTCCCGCAGAACAGGACAGGATCATGCGGGAGTGGCTGGGGGAGTTTTCCAGAAATGAACTTCTGGCAATAAAACATTTGATGGAACAAATAAACCGCCCTGCCGAAACAGAGCGGTAAGACAACAGCCCACACTGGTACCGCTGTGCGTTCGCAACTGCAGCATGTAATCCGGGTGGGTAATTTTCAACCATAAAGGAGGATATTCTATGAAGATCGAAAAACTCCCGTCCGGCTCTTACCGGGTAAGGAAGATGTACAAGGGGAAGATGTATGCTGTTACGTTTGAGTATAAGCCTACACAGAAAGAAGCACTTGAGGCGATGGCTAAGCGTCTCAGCATCATGCAAGGAAAAAACGAGGGGCTTACCTTCCGAGCGGCGGCAGAGGAATATATTGAGTCAAAACGGAACATCCTGTCTCCCAGCACCATCCGCGGGTATAAGAACATCGTAAAAGGGCTGTCCTCCTCTTTCTTAAGCATAAATGTCCACGACGTGACAGAGTACGACGTACAGCGGCAGATAAACTCTTTGTCGAAAAATAGGAGCCCGAAGTCTGTACGCAATTACCATGGCTTCATATCGGCTGTTTTAGGCATGTTTTGTCCGAACCTTAAGCTGAATACCACAATGCCGCAAAAGGTCAAAAATGAGCCTTATATCCCCTCTGACGATGATGTGAGGCGGCTACTCGATGTAGCGGCGGGTACCCGTTACGAAATCCCTATTGTGCTCGCCTGTTACGGTATGCGCAGATCGGAGATCGCCGCGCTAACCCCGAAAGACATAGACGGGGATGTGGTGCGTATTAATAAAGCTCTTGTGCAGAACGAAAACGAGGAGTGGGTAAAGAAAAAGACGAAGACAACCGCCAGTACGCGGGAAATCGTGATACCTACACCCATAGCGGAGAAGATACGAGCGCAGGGGTATGTTTATAATGGGAGTCTTAACGGCATTACATACTTCTTACAGCGGACGCAGGACGCGCTGGGTATACCGCGGTTCTCAATTCACAAACTTAGACATTACTTTGCATCAAAAATGAGCGCACTAAACATTCCCGAGGCGGATATTCTTAAAATGGGTGGCTGGTCGTCGGATTATGTAATGAAATCCGTGTACAGGCACTCTATGATGGACAAAGAAGAGCAGGCAAAGCGGGAGGCGGCAGAACGTCTAAGAGGCGTTCTTTTTTCGGAAGATTCCATGACAAATTCATGACAAAAAATGAAACAAAAGTTATTTTTACATAACAATTTTAATTTGTAAATCCGAACATGAAAACAGCGGAAATCCTAAGTTTTTTCAAGGACTTCCGCTGTTTTCGTTGATTTTACATTAGTGAACCACGGGGGATTCGAACCCGCGGTATAAAGTGCCAAAATCATTGATTTTACTGGTTATATTCAATTTTCATGACAAATTCTGTGACAAATTTTATCCGAGTACCGCCCAAGTATTTGCCCCGACAATGCCATCTGCAGCAAGCCCTTTGTCGATCTGGAATGCCTTTACTGCCTCCAAGGTCTTAATCCCGAAGATACCGTCAATCTTGCCGACACTGTATCCCATAGCAGTAAGACGGATCTGCAAATGTACTACATCTGCACCGCGGTCACCATACTTTAATACCGTCCTTTTCCCAAGGGCAATCTCTCCATCCGCAACTACATCATCATACTTTGTCAGCCCGTATTTGTCAATCTTCGCAAGGCAGTTGTTTATGTATGTACTGCTTGTACAATAGCCCGCCGCCTTGATCGCATTCATGTACCTCTCTGGCGTATCAGCATCCCTTACCTTTGCATACCGCTTCATATCCAGAAAGTCGTAGTAGCCGATTAATCCGGTTTCCATGTCTGGATAAACGCGGAAATAATCCGTGATCCGAGTTATCACGCCTATCTTGTACTCTTCGCCGGTTTTGAGCGACACGGAAGGTCTTCCCTGTTTCAGCCAATATTGTCCGCACTTCATGCCGTGGTAGTTATGATATTTTTCTGCGAGTTGGCTGATTCCGCTTTTGCTCTTAGCGGAAAGAGATTCCTGCAATGCCTGTGCGATTGCCGTAGAAACCACCTTGTACCCGCGCCGCTTCGCTTCTTTCTGCAAAGTCGGAGCGATCTGTTCAATAAAGCCGTTTATCTGTTCTTTTGTCGACATACTAATCCTCCGAGTGCAAAAAATCATCCGCCGCAAGCGCCGACTGCGTAAAGCTGTTGTTTTTCCACCACGCCCACAGGGATGCCGCCGCTGTCAGAACCATAGATACAGCCTGCCCAAATTCTTCGTCCGAAAACGGGAGAGGGTTGCAGCCGCTGATCGTCAAAATCTGATTCAAAAGTGCGAAGCCGAGCACCGCAGTCCGTACAATCGTCATTTTTTCCACTTTTCTTTTCATGATTTTATACCTTCTTTCTTCTCTAAATTATCAATACGGTGGTTAGCCGTTCTGATTCGTTCCTCCATCACATCAGCCCTTGCTTCAAGCTTGTCTACCCGGCCGTCCATGACAGAGCAGTTTTCGCACTGCTTCCTCATTTTTTCCTCAAGCTGGGTTACCCGATAGGTAAGTACCTTTGCACTTCCAAGCACACCTACAACGGAGCCAAACAGACTTGCAAGAGCTGGTATGATGATATTGAGTAATTCGTTTGACATATAAACACCTCGCAAACATTTCTTATGTATATGATACTTCATTTATTTTGTAAAATTGTACCATTTTAATGAAAAAATTTAGATTTTTATTTAACTAATTTCCATAATCTTCCATCAGCATTTTCCTCCTTTTAACCATTATTTCACTATTTTGCTAATGCGGTCGATTATATCTGCGTACTCATCCGCGGTAATTCTTCCGGCAGCATAATAGACATCGGCCATAATTGCTATCTGATCACCAGTCTTGATTCCGTTCTGGATGAAATTTCTCAAAATTCTGTATGGCAATTAAATCACCCCCTCTGCATTTGATAGACCAATCTGCGATAAACTGCTTTCGTAAAGAAGGCCGCCGACCATTTCCGTAAGTTCTTCATTTGACAGGGGATCAACAGGAATATTTTCTGCATCAATATCCATTTCCTCCTGTGTCATGTATGGGACAGTCTGTCTCAACTCTGGATTGTTTGTATACGAAACGGTGTATGGCTGTGTTGGATTCTCCGCATTTAATACATCATAGCGGTAGATAAATTCTGATCCATCCACAATCATCATGCCATCTCCGCTGTATAACTCAAATCCATCATTCGAAACCATAGGAAAGGATTCTTTTTGGAAATAAATTGTTATGACGCTATCTGAAACAGAATATCCCGTTACATTCTGCACTTCCCCGTTTTTATATTTTATATAATTATTTTTTTTCACTTGACTATCTCCTATCTAGCATTTATTTCTACTCTTTCAGCATGAGGACCGAATGCGAAAAAATAAAATTCACCAACTGATCCTTTTGGAACAGATACTTTAATAATGTGAGAACTATATATTTCACTACTAACCGAAGCAATTGCGCCTCTTGAGGTCGACCCTCTACTTCCTAAAGATACGATTCTAACAGGAGGACTAGTAGTAGATGTGCTAGTGCCGGAAAACCATCCTGGAAAAATCGCCCATATAACTTGCCTGTCATCCGCGCCTGTATTGGATAAAGTTGACGATGCCCCATTGTGATTTACTAAAATAAAGCTATTACTACCAAAACTTGGTATCGCATATTCAGCTATATATGCAGCTTCCCATGCATCAAAACGTATGCTTCTAATATATTTTACAGGAACATTTAATAAATTGGAAAAATATCCATTAAACGCAACGGTTTTTAAATCAGAAAGATATTTATTTATTCTACCAAAATTTACATCAATCGTTGATCCTGCAGATGGCAGTATTCTGGAATTTGACAAAAAAATGCCGGACAATGTCTTGGAAATATCCCCGCCACTTTTTTTTACATAATTTTCCAAAAGAAATTCTTCTGTAATTTCACCAGATTTTGCCGTTGCCACGCCGTTTTCGTCAACGGTTATTGTTGTGCCGTCCGGCTTTATCCCTCCAATACTTGACTCCGTTGCAATAGGAAGATTTCCGTTTTTGATATATGTTGTATTGATTACATTTCCCTCGGCATCCTGCGTTGCCTTTATAGCACTTGGGTAGGTAATAACTTTATGGCCTTTTACAAGCTCGTATCCTTCAGCAAACGATTCTCTGTCTGCAAACAGAACCCATTCGTTTTCCATCGCATCATAGTTCAAAAACGTGCCAACAAGCGTGATAGTGCGACCTGATCCAGAAATTTTCATGGCAAGATGGTATGTATCGTCACTTTCTCTATGAACAAGCATGGGGCAATATTGAGTAGGGTAATTGGTAAAAAGAGGATTAGCCTCCGCTAATTTCTTATCATAATTTGCGCAAATGGTTATGTCCGCAGTTCCATACCGACTTGTATAGTCGGAATTTCTGATGCATATGATCATGCCTGAAAATCCTTTTGGATTTTCGATATGCTCAGAACCTTGTGTGTTATACCAGTCCGTCACATCCCACATCAGCAGAAGTTTTTGCCTGCCACCATTATCGGGAACGTTATAATTTTTCATTCTGATGTTCCCAACTATCGGTTCGTTTCCCTGAATGACAGCTTCTCCGGGTATAATAGTTTTACTATTATTTCCAAAAATAAGCCAACGGCCGAGTTTATTCGAGTGAACTCCGTGGTTTATACCGCCGCTTCCTATTCCGAGCCATACTTTTTCTTCGTTATCTTTGTTTTTTACGTGAAATCCTCCACCGCCAGATGGGGTAATTACATTGAGTTTCCCCGTCATGGTATCTCCAGATTTTTGCACAAAAGTCCCTTCCGCATCCGCAGCTTTCATATATCCTAAAAGTTCTGAGCTTAGCTGATCCTCCGTAACGTATCCCGAAAGATCAACTTCTGCCTGCAGCTCTCCAATCTTTTCATACCCGAAATCAGGAATGTAAATGTATTCGTCATATCTGTTATCCATAGAAGCTTCTTGGTTTGGCACAAGATAAAACACGCCAATCTTTCCTACAGCCGGAAGAGAAGCGACTGATTCCGCAAAGCTATAGGAAAAACCAAACTCATATCCCTTTGCGATCATCTGCCAGTATTCACTGTTCGTTGGAAGGTTACCCGTCGTATTTTTTAATGCAACATATGAAGAAAAATCATAGTACACAACATCCAGTTTTTCATATATTTCTGAACTGTTATATTCCCCTTTTATCGCAAATCCGATCCTTCCTGCGTCTCTCATAATCCTGCCCTCACTTTAACACGATACTGACAATATTATCTGTTACCCGTTCTATCACCATATAGGTATCAAATCCGCGCTCTTCTGCGAGTGTAGCAATACCTCCGTCTGCACAGCGGCAATATCTTCCGACTTCGCACGTACCGTCGTCGCGGACGGGAAGAACCCCAACCATTCCGACTGCGTCCCACTCGGGGCGATCAAGGCGGAAGGTATACGGAGCGTCGGAATCGTAGTCAGGATTGACTCTGTAAAACTCCACGTCCACCTCACGTTCGACCTCTGTCACATTTCCGCCTTCGTCAATGGATGGCTCATTGACCGTTTCTTTGTGGGTTTCTTTGATAAACGTCCCAAATTCGTCCCGCATGAACTGGCCGTGCCACTCCATATCGGCGTTACCGATCACCGACGGGTTGCCGGATATAATTCCAACTACGTAATCACCCGCAGATGCCTTCTTTATCCGTTTCCCGTACATTGTCACAAAGTAGCCGCGCCGATCTTCATTATCGGGATTGCCGTCTGCCCATTCGAAAAGCTCTGCGTAGTCTGCTCCTGTGGAAGAGTATGCCTGCTTGCACCAAAGTTTTCCGTTGTAATCTATTCTTACTGCATTGCTTTTTCCAGAATCAGCTCCGTTTCCAATTACAAACGCTGAGCCGGTTCCTGTGCCAGAATATTTTCCTCCTGTAGCTAATTCTGTATTATTGTAATGACCAATAGCGAGTTGGTCATATAATGCTTCTGTTTTATATCCCATAGCGTGAGACCTGCTCCCACTTGCTATGGTTTCATTTCCTTCTGCAAAAGACTGTGAACCGCTTGCTAGCGTATTTGATCCTCCCGCGTGAGAATGATCACCTGTAGCTTTTGCTTTATATCCTTCTGAGTGAGAACATTCCCCTCTTGCTTCTGTCATATACCCTTCAGAGTGTGCATAGTTATTTGCGGAAATGCTTATTCTTCCTTCCGAATGGCACCCCGGATAATTTCCTTCAGATTTTACAATCGTAGCAAAAATAACAAAATAATTTGACGTTGGAATATCTTCATTTACAATAATTGATTTCCCATCGCTTCCTTTTTCGGAAACCGTGTATATAGAAGCGATATCTATATAGTGCGTATTTTGCACAAAAAGTTTTGACCCTACTTCTAAAGTCGAAAAAGCGTCGGAGAATCCATAGTATGTATTGTCAAATGTAAATTTTTTAGCCGTCGAGTCATAGCTTGCAATTTTAAAAACATATTTTGTTCCTGCTATATTCTGGCAATTTTCCGCGTGGGATCCTGATCCAAATGCTATATTGCCGCAGCCTTCTGAAAAACAATAGATATCTACAGAAGCTAAATGGCTTCCTAAAGCCATAGAACTATAACCCATAGTATTGCATTCTTTTCCGAAGGAAATAGAATTATCGCCGCTTGCTTTGTTGTTGTATCCGCCTGAAAAAGAATTAATTCCGGCTACTATATTTGTGTCACCGATAGCCATTGACTTTTGTCCAGTTACATCAAGGTTATTCCCAAACGCAAAACTTTTTTTACCAACAACCGTCTCATCTTTCCTGCCAAGGCTGACTGCATCATCACCATAAATCGCCTTGGACGCAAAATCTCCATCCGCGCTTCCACCAGCCAAATGCATCGTTCCATCTTCATCCACCGTAATTGTCGTACCATCTGGCTTACCAATACCCGCTCTAAAAGTCGTCATTGTTTTAATGCCGATATCTGCAAGCGTTTTATTCCCTTCTAAAACAACATTGTTAATTTTTGGCTTGTTATCCAGATCGTCATAATCAGTCGTTCCACCGGAAGAGCCTCCCGCACTAGCGGATGCCAATATCTGCCAAAACTCATTGTCATTTACAGGAACATTTCCGGTTGTATCCTTTTTCGCTACATAAGAAGACCCGTTATAATAAACAACATCAAGAAAACCATATGTTTCTTCTTCCCGATATTCTCCTTTTACCAGAAACCCAATTCTTCCTGCATCTCCGTTTATTACTTCGCTCATAACGATAACCCCCATAACAAATGCCCGTTGTTATCAACTTCAAAATCAAACTTCCCGCCAGAATACAGAAGGTGCCCCGTTCCAAAATCAATAGTAAAAGCCGGCTTTGAAAGATCAATCGCATTCTCCGCGACTTCGCTCCATTTTTTGGACTGCTCGCTGTAGTATTTGCTGTTGTCAGTATCTTCTCCCACGCGCGTACCAGTTCCGCCTACGGCCCATGACCTGGATTCTTTGGAGTATGTTCCTGCGTGGTTTTCATGTTGTTCAGCAAGAATCACAAACGCTTCCACCGCGGCCTGAATATCTTGGCATTCTTTCAGAATCTCTCGTATAAGCTCCATATCTTTCTCAAACGCCTCATATGTAGCCATTCGTAAAACGAACCCGGGCCGGAAGCACATCCAAACCTTTTTTGAGTCTGTTGATACCGCCCATTCCCCCGCGGTCATCTGGTCGGGATCAAAAAGTTCTTCGGCGCCGCGGCGCATTTGAATTGTTGCTAAAGTTGTGGTTGCTGATCTGAGTGCCATAGGCTACCCCTCCACGATTCCCTGCGCGAAATCTTCCAATTCTGAAATGATTCCAAGCGCGTTACCGTCTACTACTACACGGTTCGCCCTCTCATTTTCCTTGATGATATTTCCGCTATCATCAATTTCGGAAAAAGTGAGGGAAAGCCGCTTGCCCTCTGCCGTTGTAAGGATTGTCATGCTCGTTACTTTTTTCATACCTTCATTACCTCCGCATAATAATTGTTTATGTAATCCTGCGCTTCTTTCTCGTAATCTACCCCGCCGTATGTCCTGTCCAGAGTAAATTTTTCCAGACGCTCTGACTCAAAACCGCACTGCCGCGCCTTTAATTCCCACCCAAACCTAAGATTCGGCGTTCCTTTGACAAGGAGGTAAGCCGGATGCCTTTCTTCTACCCAAGCATCCCCTGCCCCATACTTTTGCAGAAATACTTGGTACTGGCAGTTCGTATTGACAGTCTCAAGGAAAATATCATCCACGAATATGTAGCATGTCCCGTTTTCATCCAGCGTGGCTTCTCCAATATCTCCAAAATATGGTTTTGGGGTTTCGTAACAGTAAAGAAGCCGGTCTGAGTAGTCTTCTGTTTTTACTACTCTGTTTTTCTGACCTCCACTCGCAAAACCTCCGCTTGTGTAAAGCAATTCTTTTGTTGCTTCAAAAAACATTTCTTCGGATGCTCCAGAATCGTATGACATTGCTATCTTGTTCGCTCTGTAGTACGATGTATAATTGCTTTTTGATAGTTTTAAATAATTCGGAGCAAGGTATGAAGCGTCACTGCCATACTTAATATCAATTGAGCTTGTTTCGCTAGAGGATGTGCTTACTTTAAAAGAACCGCCTGTTATCTCCGCGCTGGCAGACTTTATCTCTCCTTCGAAATATCCATTTGTTGCTCTTAAACCATTTTTATCAAATCTACCTACCTCTAACCCATTACCATCATATACAACCAACGAACCGTTTTTGTTATTCAATCCACCAAGGTACAAATCAGTTCCACGGATGCTCCCTTTGTAAACCGTAAGACCTGTGTTGTCCATCCTCGTCAAAAGGTCGCCAGACGCGTTTACAAGGTTCAACACACCGTCTTCGTTGTTTATCCCACCAAGCGTCAGCGTGCCACTCCTTATCCAGTCTGCTACAATCCCTATTGCGTACAGGACATTCACTACCACGTTTCCATTTTTATCAAACCCTGCCGTGTAACTTTGTCCGCCGTCCGTTGAGATAAAAAAGCCGTCTATCGTCTGCTTATAGATGGTTTTGGAATCCTCCAGCGCGGGTTTATCGTGCAAATACACAATTCGGCTCCCGTCCGCCATATCCTCTACGGTGGTATGAAAACCCATGGCGTTCATTGCAAGCTGGTTCATTTGCTGCACGGCCTTATCATAAGTAGAAATTTGCTTTTCAGCGTTCTTTCTTGCTTCCGCCACTGCCGCCTGCACCGTGGGGGATATGTACTCGCTCCCGTTCCGCACTGGGTCTTCTGCCTGACATGATACTGCAGTATAGGCTCCGATCTTATACGATATCGAATTAACAATTGAATTATATACATTTCCATTTCTGTCGGACACCATGACAACCTCAAACGGCTCATACAAGGGATTGCCAAGTATCTGAGCGGAGAACGGCCGGAATGTAATTCCAACCATACGTCCGCCAAGATACGCTGCGACTTCTGACTCCTTCCCGTCCACGAATGGATTGCCTTTTACAACAATCGCATACCCCTCTTCTCCAAACAGGGCCGTCACGCCGTCCTTGCCGATCACCTTTACCCCTGTGATTACCACGTCGTCCGTATGAACATTAAGGGATTTAATGCGGAAAATGTGTTCCGGTCGCGGGTCGGTGAACTCGCCGCCAGACACGTGCTCTCCCTGTCCGTAATTGGTAAAGTCCCCTCCGTCAAGTATGGTATCGTGAGGGTAGGTCTTAAAGCTCCCACCATTGTAATTGTACCAATTAAGAAGAGACGTGTTGTACCAAATTAACTGCATATAGCCGTCATTGTCGATTCTGGCATTGTGCCCGGACACTTGACAGGCATATGACAATACTTGTCTGTAAGTCAGATTTTCCGGCTTTTCTTTTACAGTGTAGGTATAGTTGTCAAACTGCTGGAAACCCGCTGGTATGCCGCAGTCAAGACATATATCAGATATAATACTCTGTAAGGTGGCCGGATAAACCGTAGTCGCGGCGTAAGGCCGGTCAAGACGGTACATAGCGTCCACTGCGGATATCTCTATAATGCCCCCCTGAGTCTGCGGCACTGTGGCGTAGTACTTTCCTTTACGGATTTTCTCGATTGTACCATCATCCAAAAGCATGGCAACATAGATTACGATAGTAGACATGTAAAAATCATAAGAAGAAAACCGCTCGTCATCGTTTTCCAGACGGATATTCAAAGTCTTTCCAATACAGAACCCGACACCAAACTTTCCGTCAGAAGTCTTGTCCTCAATTTGACAGCCGCCGATCATAAAATCTCTTGGTTCAAGATGCAGTACGGTACCGTCTGACAGAGTCACGTCTGCATAATTTACGACCGCCGCGCCGTTTTTTAGTTTTTCCTTAAATTCCTTACTTGCATTTATCATACTGGATTAATCACCACCGCATTAAATGATAGGCTTTCCCATGTATCACGCCCGTTTACATGTTTCAAACTTCCAAAAGGATAATTTGATGTATAAAACTGTCCAACCGTCCATTGACCTGTAAGAGGATTAAGATACCGCAGACTGTATTCGCTTTTGTTCATAACCTGTGCCAAGATAAGCGCAGCTTCTTCCGGCTCTATGTACTTCCACTCAAAGGAATAGCTCGAGATCGTTCCTATCGGCGTATTGTGCATCACCAAATCTTGTGTTCTGTCCGAATCTTCCGTGGAAGTCGTGGCGAAATTTGGCTTGAACGTATCTGGCGTTTTGACTGGTATTCCGTTAAATTCAAATGGTCTGTCCATAACACCCTCCTACGTCGTTCCAAGGTCAAACGGATTTCTTCCACTAGCCATCATCCGTGTCTTACCTTCTTCTATAATCATGTCAAATATCACCCCGCCGTTTGCTATTGCCTTTACACTGTATGTATTTCCACCGTTGCTACCGCCGTTTCCTACTGCGCCTACCTTTGCCATAGCATTTATAACAGCCTGTTCAATCGTAGATAACGGAGACACAACCTCTGTTTCACGCGGATTATCTCCCAACCATGCCAGATGTCGTTTCATGCTTGTAGGAATGACCTGTCCCGTTGCGTATCCCGGTATCTCGATGTTTGCCAGCTTTGCAATCGCGGGGTGGACGGATGGAGCCGACATGGAGCGCATGGAGTAGGATCGGGCGGAGTAAGTCTGGCCAGAGTCGCCTCCACCGCCACTAAAGAAGTCTCCTACTTTTTCCTTCATATTCCTGAATCTATCAATAATCTTATCTATCTGGTCAGTTATCCAGCCAACCGCCCTTTCTATCGTTCCTGTTATTCCGTCAAATACCGTCTCTACAATGTTCTTTGCGTGTTCCCACGCGCCAGACCAATCACCTCTAAGAAGGTCAGCAACAAGCCCCACTGTGTCCTTTATAACATCAAATAAACCACCGATTACATCTATTACCCATCCTACTAAATCAATAGTTGTGTTGAAAACTTCATCTATTATAGGGAGAAGCACAGGGAGAATTGTGTCAACAATCCATCCCGCTATCGGAATAAGAACATCTTCCCACAAGGCTTTCAAAAGCTCCATCAACTTATCGATGCACGGCTTAAGGTGTTCCTCCCAAAGCTCCTTAAATTTCTGTCCCCATTCTTCAAGCATTGGCTTAAGATTTTCCTGCCAAAACTCTATAAATTTCTCCTTAAGTTCCTCCACTTTCTGCCGAAATTCTTCTGAGGTCTGGTATCCGTAAACAAATCCCGCCGCCAACGCAGCTACAGCCGCAACTACAAGACCAATCGGTGATAATAAAAACGATATCACACCACCAAGACCAGATATTGCGCCAGAAAGAATTGTAATAACGGGGTGTAGTAGGGAAAGCGCACCCTTTAACATGTTTGCTACGCCAGAAAGCGCAGAAAATCCTGTTGATATAAACGTAAGTGCCGCCCCTGCACCCTTAAGCGCAATTATAGCAATAGCAATCTTTTCAAAGCCATCCGCGACTTCCTGCGGACTGACATTGTCCATCCAGTCTTCTATCATTGCGAGAAAATCTTTAAGAGCCTGACTGTTTAGGAATCCGGCCAAAACCTCTGACAATCTTCCTATAAATATTATGAGTCCTTCGCCCACCGTCTCCGCAAATGGTTCCAAATGTTCCCAGAGTTCCGCAAAATTTGCCCTAAGAGATTCCCAGTCAACCATTTCATTAAAATCAATAAACACTTGCAGTAAATCCGGCAATCCTTTTTCTAAAACCCATTGACCAATCGGAAGAAGTACTTTCTCGTAAAAATCCGTCATTATTCCGCTCAGAGTATCAATGACTGGTACAAGTGAAGCTGTCCACTCTTCAAATTTTGTAAGAAGTGGGGAAAAATCTATTTTTGAAGACCATTCTACGGTTGCATCTGCGGCATGTCGTATATTTTCAACAATCGCGCCGATTATGTCCCGTATATTTTCAAGAATATGTAACCCCGTGTCGTTCTCGTTCCACGCTTCCCTGAACTTTCCCGCAAGATTACCAACCACAAGCCCGATATCGCCAATGATATGCAATATATTCTCGAATATCCTTATAGTACCCTCTTGCTGCCATACTGTAAGGAAATCACGCCCTATGTCTTTAATCAGTTTCCATACTTCATCAAGGGCGTATTTCCATGAATCCATGACAAATTTTCCTTCTCTGCTCCAAGCCTCCTTAAGAGGATTAAACAGACTTGTCAAGATTCCTTTTACTTTCTCGGCCATCTGCCTAAATTTATCTGATAAGCCTGATTCATCTATATTTGGCTTAACATTGACTTCCATATCCAAATTACCGAGGTTCCAAAAGTCAATATTTTCCAAATCAGACAATAACTCATCGTCTTTTCCTGCTGAATATTTGTTTATTTCATCAAGAGGGGACAAATATCCTTCCAGTGACTTCTCTGCATCCTGCGCCGCGTCAGATACATCTTCAAGTGAGCCAGTTATTCCCTCGGCGGTATCAACATATTTATTTCCCGCTCCAGAACCGCCAGAAGAACTTTTCCCGAAAAACGATTCCGTAAATGACTTAAAAGCATTCGCTACTACCTTTAACTTCTCCAATAAGGTATTAAGCATTTTCAAAAGAGGATTAAGTACATTTATAAGTCCCTGGCCGATGGTTGCCTTAAGGCTTTCGATCTGCAATTTCAGAATCCTTGTCTGGTTCGCCCAGCTATCCTGCGTGCGGATAAAGTCGCCGGAAGCGCCGGACAGTTTTTCGGTAACAAACTGATACCGCAATGCGACTTTTTCTAGCTCAGTCATTTTGCTTACGGTTTTTCCTATACCCTTTGCCATTGCATAGGAATTAAGAGCGTTTTCCGTCATGACAACGCCAAGGTCTTTTAGAGTCTCCGTTTCTCCTGTAAAAACGGATTTCAGCTTTGTGTAGGCCTCGTCCTGGGATATGTTATAGAAGGATGCAACATCACCAGCCAGCTGCGTAAGCGTAGTTGACATTCCAAAAGCTGCATCTTCCGCAAACCCAAATGATTTCGCCATTGCCCCGAATGTTCCAGCGTAACGCTTCGCCATTGTTTCGGACAAACCCGCAGATTTCGCGGCGTTTATGGCAAATTCATTTATCTTGTCCGACATGGTGGTAAATGTAACATCAACTACGTTCTGCACTTCTTCCAGATCGGAACCCAATTCTGTCATTGATGAAGCAAAACCAGCGATTTTTCGTACAGCAAAAACAGAAGCTATAGTTGCGCCGAGGTTCCTGAAAGAGTCAGATACGCCGTTTACGCTCCCTTTTATCTTTGATGCTTCTTTTCTAATTCCGGCCCCGACACTTCTAAATTTGCTCCCAACACTTGAAATTTTGCTGTTAAGTCCAGACAACGCGCCTTGTACGCCGGATTTAAGCTGTCCAAAACCACCTTTCATTTCGGACACTCCTTTTTTTATTCCTTCTGTATTAATTTTTGTATTTATCCGAATTGACCCGTCATACTGTGCCATAAAACCACCCGTAAAATAAAAAAGTGCCACAGACGCGCATTACACGCATCCATGACACCTATTAGTCCTTACCCTATGCCAATTCATAGGTCGCTTTGATTTAGTTATGATTATTGTACCATTATTTGAGAATGAATTTGTACCAAATTACAAATAAAGAATATCTTCCTCGTTTTTTTATTTTATCTGTCAACCATTACGTTTTCTTGCAGGAGTTTCAAACGCTTTTTCGACTCCCCACCCCAAGACCTTGATCCGCTGTCTGATGCAGTCGTAATCCATGCCCAGTTCCGCACACCATTCTATCAGTGTCTTATTCTGCCCATTGTATTCTAAAACCCATTCCCTATTCTTCCTGTTTCGTTTTCTAATTTCCCTTATTCTTTTCAAATCCTCTTTTTCACTTGTTTCTGCTTTATCGCTTATTTTTTTATACAATAACGGGAACTCTTCTGAGAACCATTTCCAAAAATCTTTATGCGTGTGTTCTTCTGCAATTTTGCGAACTTCCGCCGCATCCTCAATGTAATAGTAATCGCCAAGATAATAACGTTTCCCTTTGAATATAATTTCTGACGTCCACGTTCCCCTGTCGTTTCTTTTCTTAACGCCCTTAAATCCAGATGTATTATTTTTCGGTATTTTAGACGTTATAACAAACGCATTCGTCCCGTCTTTTGAGTATTCATCATATACTCTCTTCGCTATTTTTATATTATTTTTCCGTGATTCTTCTTGCAAATGCCCACATGATTTTCTGATTTTAAAATCGTTTGTTGCAACGTCAAATTGCTTCCCACATGTGCAAAGACAGCGCCAGACATAACATGTACCATCCTTTTCCCCTGTATTATAAAGAGCTTTTACTCCGTATTTGTTCGTTTTTCCAGTTAAATCTGATTGATAAAATAGATTTTTTTCGTTAACATGCCCGCAACTTGTTGTTTTCTCAGATTTTATGCTATCATATCTAATTTCACACTTTTTACCACACGAGCATACACATTCTGCATATTGTTTGTCTTTGTAACGATATACAGAGTTAATTTTTAACTCTCCATATTCTTCGTTTTCGTGTCCTTGCATGTATATTTTACCGTTTTTACAATCATAGCAATACTTTGATCCGTTACTTTTTGCATTAAATTCATTTCCGCAATTTAGACATATTTTAATCATAATATTATTATCTCCTGTAAAAAAAGAAAACCCTTATCTAAAAGGGTTTTCAATCTGGTTCATGTCTTTGTCGTAAAATCTTATGTCCTGTGAGGAATCCGCAACCGGCATCTGCTCACCTTCTCCGCTCTTTTCGTAATGCCCGTAGATTTCTGCGTATCCGTTTTCTGTTTCAATGCGGAAATCTCCGCATCCGTCTTCCTGTTCGTAAAAATCTGCGTTCTCTGCAAAAATGCTTGCCTGATCCTCATTCTCAACTCTTCCACCCTTTAAAATCATTTCCAATGTTGTCATAATCTCCACCTTCCAGCCTTATGGCTGCCTTTCGTTTTTTATTTTCTTTTTCGGGTTATTGTCATTTGGTTTCCCTCTTGACAATTATATAATATCACATTATTATAACTTTGTAAAGAGATATTTTCAAAATAATTTCAAACGTTATATTTCTTTTTTTCTTCCTCATTCTCCACATATTCTATAAGGTCTTTCGGCTGCATATCTAAAATCATGCAAATTCTGTTGATGCTCTCCAATGATATATTTGTATCTTCGTGCTTTATTTTTTTTAGCGTGTCTTGGCTTAACAGTTTGCTCGTCTTTGCTCTGTACGTGTTAAAGCCTTTTCTCTCTAATGCGTCCGCTATATTTATTTTATATTTCAGCATTTCAAATCCTCCTTTCTATTTTCTACTATATATTATCATGCCGAAAAAGTCAACAAAAAATATTTCTTAAAAAAGTTATAAAAAGGCTTGACTATTTCTTTTAAAAGTGATATAGTATAACCACAGCAATCAACAAACCAAACAGGAGGAAATACAAAATGTTTAAAGGTTCTGAAAAACAGATTAAATGGGCAAATGATATTGTTGATAATACGAGAAAGGCTTTTGAAAATAAGGTCAGGGAAGCGGAGTCTGACAGTTATACAAATCCAAAGGTTCTTAAAAATTATAAAAACTTATACGAAATAGCAGAAAACATTCTTTCTAATCTTTCTTTGGCATGGTCTGCTGGTGATGTTATAGAAAATAGAAACGGATTGGAGAGCGGAGATTTAGAAATACTGGGAATAAAAGTTTTTGGTGGCTGCGCAAGAATTAAGGTTGACGGAAGATCTTATAAAGATTCTGATCTTAAAAACAGCGAAACGAAAAAAGAAATAGAAAACAGAGCGATTGATTATCTTAAAAATAAAAAGTCATAAAAAGTGGATTAATCACATAAACGGTTCACGAATAAATCTGTGACGTTTATGGGATTATTATAAATTTTAACTCTGTTTCTTTTTATAATTTGTATATTTTTTTGGTATATATTTCCGCAGCCTCTTAACGGTTTCTTCTTCTCTTGCGTATATTCTTCCTGTATTTACATCAATGTAAGCTGTTTCCTTGAGTATGTTATTGGCAACATTATTGTTTACTTCAACTCCATCAATTTTTACATCAGCGATCCTTCCAGACTTGTTTCTATATCCAACTTCCATGTTATAAAGCTTTTCAAGATTGATATACAGTCTGTCTTGATCCCCTTTTTGCCATCTCTTAAAGATTCCGTCCCCTTTTTCTTTTGAGTAATTGTATAACGCATCCATAGCCTTTTTGGGCGTATCATAAGATTTATTAGACAACCCGCTACTTCCACCACGTCCTCCCATCACATCACCCTTTTAAACCTTTCCTGAAATGCCTTAATTTGCACAATGTTCCCTGTGCATTCTTCCAGCACCTTACCCATAAATAATACCACTTCCGGCCGCAATCTTACAAGCATTTCATTATACCCTGCCATAAACAACTCTTTCTTCGCCTTGCTATTTGACGCACCTACACTAGATATCGCCACAACGCCGCCCACCGGCTCCCCATCAAAGCACCAGTCAAAACTGTCCGGCGTACTCCATGAGATTGTCGGTATCACATTTACTCCATTCTCTTGCAGATATGCGCCCACCCAATGCTTCCGGTAATGATTGTATATCTGAATCGCTTTCGGAAAGTCAGTGTATGTAGAAAAGTCCGGGGACATGACGTGGGTAAACTGCCGGAACATGTCAAGGTACTTGTCCGGGGACTGCCAGACAGAATTAAATTGGTAATCGTCCAGAAAGAAATGCACACCCTTACCGTCTCTGTTCTTTTCGCTTCTGGCGTAGTTGAATCCTATCCAGTCACACTCTTTGTACTGTGTTGGCTGTATCTGCGGTATGCCGTATTCTCCCATGCCGTCAAATATGCGCTTTTGGAGGTTTTCATAGTTTTTGGTTTGTCGATACATTATCTTTCCTCACAATCTCACACTTTTGCTTAAGAATCAAATATCCGTCCTTATTCTTTTTTACGATTGCAGTATACCCTTTATCCGCAATCTCCCTGGCAACCTTGCCTATTTCTTTGTCTGTCATCCCAACACCTCATTAAGCAATGTCTTATATGCGTCCTCCTGCTCCTGCTCTTCCTTTGTCAGTGGCTTTTTCATCAACACCAGTTCTTTGTTGTGGGATAAGAACTCTTTCTCATGCTTTTCAAGCTTCTTACCCTTATTCAGCTTATTCCGTATCCCTACAATAAAAGAGAATGTGCCTTCTCCCACTTCATTGAAATATCCAAGAAACGTCCACCAGTGCAGGTAATCCAGTTCTCTCGTTTCTTTCCCGGCAACCTTATTGACCGCGGAAAAAATCATCTGTTCATCCTGCGTCCAGTTATATGTCGGCTGTTCAAGTACCTGTTTTTCTGGTTGTCCAGCGGAGATGAACCATGATATTTGTTTTATTGCTTCTTCCAAGTCAAAGCCATTTTGCGCCGCCTGCAGCACATCATCAGCGCAAGAAAAGTCCTCAAATAGAAGATAGATAGCAACAATCCACTTTTCCTCCTGGGCCAGTTCTGGGTCTTGGAACGCTTCAAATACTTGGAGGACATTGCGGTAGTCGGTTCTGATAGGATATTCTTCACCGCCCACCGTCAACGTCTCCGACAATGCGCCTATCATTTTTTGCCTTTCCTTTTATGATCCTGTGGCTGGTACTTTGCCATGCGCTGTTTGCTTGCCAGTTTTTCTAACTTAATCTTGTGTTCAGATAATCTCTCAATGACCGGGATTAACTTATCCCAAAAGTCAAGGAAACACTCTAAATCCGGCTGGAAGTTGGGAATCACTGCATACACATCACCAAAGAATTTCCGAGTTGTTCCCTCGCCGAAAACTCCATCCATAATAGCAGTTGCCTTTTCAGAGAAATACTTCCTTTCCTCAATTTCTTTTTTATAGTCCATATCGCCGGATTCAGACTCTTTCTTTTCCATTTCCTCTGCTAATGCTGTCAGTTCATCACCAGCCGCCCGGAATCTGTCAAAGATAGAAATATCATTGCCGGAAATCACGATGTAATCATCACCGCCGCCGACGTATACTTTTGTAAGCGTCAACCGGTTGTCAATCCTGATTTCTTCTGTTTTGGTATTTTCATTTTCAATTTTCATTTCTTCAATTTCTGCCATATTATTGTCCTTTCAGAAATGGAGCATATCCCAAACGAATACACCCCATTATTTTTTAACTAAGATTGCTCTTGCTGCTTGTCTTGGCAAGTTTCTGTTCGCTTAATGCTGCCGGAGTTTCCCCACCAGTCGCAGGAGTGAATGTCGGTACTCTTTCTGTTACAGATACAGTTCCCTCTACCCTGCCGCCGTTTGGACTTACATTAAATGGCAAGCCAAATCCAGCAAGTTCTCCGCCGGTGCTCTGGGGAACAACGACAACATTCTCCATCCAGCCTTTTCCGGTCAGCGTCTTTGTGTCAGAATCCCTTACCTCCTCGTCCAGAACCGCTTCTAACAGATAAGCCGCAGTCGAATCCTCATCAAATTTCCTGTTCATTGCCATGCCGAGGATTTTCTCATAAATGGCATCTTCCGTCCGGGCATAGTATGTATCTACTGCCAGTTCTGGCTGGTAGCCGCTGTGGTTTACAATGGTTTCCCCCAGTACGTTTTTGGTTGTCTCCACGTCCGGGTTCAACTCGTACGTTAAGGAATCCGTGTCTTTTCCAATCAGCGTCCATTCTTTCTTGTCAAATGAAAGCCATATGGCGTATGCCGCTCTTGGTAATTTCATTGTGTTTCTCCTTTCTACTCTACTTCATATTCCATCACCGCATCGGCGGCATAGACAGTTGACTTATCGCCCTCAACCTCTATTACATCTGAAAAACTGCCGCTTGTGGTGATTTTTGTTATTGTTCTGTTACCTGTCATACTGGGAAGATTCTGAATATCCTCCAGCCATCCGGAAATGTCGTCTACAACCGCCTGCGCGTTAATCATCTGTGCGTTTGTTTTCGGAAAACTTTGATACATAATCCGTATCACCAGTTCTGCCGTAAATCCACCAAGCACATTTCTCTTCTTGATGTTTCCTCCGGCGGTCGATATGCTTACGCACTTTCCAACCTCCAATGCGTTGTACTTAATCTTTGCGTCCTTTGGAATATACGGACACTCCGCAATCAGTTCCAGCAGCATTTCCCCGACTTTATCGTATTCCGTTTTTGACAGGCGTTCTTTGATTTCTTCGGGCATAGGCTAACCTCCGTTCCATATAAAAGCATTGGTATTCAGCACAATACCGTTGCCCGTTTCCGTAAAAATTGGCTCTGTGCCATTGTATATTTGGAAATCCACATCTTTTCTGCAAATCCCCTTTTCTCCGTCCGCAAGAGGTATGCAGGCGATAATCTCTTTTGTTTTCTTGTCAAATACAACAATCGTCTGCATTATCTTCCTCCAATCTCAAACCTCGGTATCAGCGTATAAACGGCTTACTCTGCCGCCTCATAGGTCTTTTCAAAGATGTCCGGCTTGCATGGGTAAAACTCCCCGTTTACGCCCTTGATAATGAAATCTCCCTTAGTACACTCATGGTCTCCCTCTAAGGTATGGATTTTCATATTTACAATGGGCGCACCTTTGCCAACTTCCCAAGCGGCATCGTGAATATCGTATTTCAGAGATTCCCCGACAAACGCTTTTACTTCTTCAAGATTTAACCCCGTCCACTGGATAGCTTCGATTACAACGGGTTTCTTTCTATACTTCATACTTTTATCTTCCTCCTATTTCAAATCTTGGTATTAAGGTGTAAACGTCCACCGTATCAACGCTGAACGCATAGCCGTACTTGGTCTTGATATACTCAAAAAATCCGCCAGGGTACTTGCTTTCGTCTTGGTCTATCAGTCCGACAGGCACATCAATGTCAATGCCTAACTCTGCTTTCTTCACAATTACGAAGAAATTCTTCCCCTCTGTGTCAAGTGTGAAATTCTCAAGCATTTCATCAGTGGTTAAGTCGTTCCACACTTCCGGGGCTTTGTACGGTTTTGGCAGATTGGCATTCGGGATTTTCACCACGCACACGCTGGCGTTTTCCATGCCGCTTGCTTTCTGGTTTGCCCCCTGCGTCAGTTCCACCCGCACATTGTCAAACCGTGTGCCGAAATATGTTTCTGTTTCCATCAGTCCGTTTATGTACCGATTGTAGATAACCATGCTGTCAACATAGCCTATCCCAAATTAACCGCCCCCTCTATCCGCTGTTTTGCAATCTCAAAATATTGCTCCGATAGTTCCATGCCAATAAAGTTTCTTCCAGTGTTGACGCAAGCAAGGCCAGTCGAACCGCTACCCATGCAGTTATCAAGCACTGTATCACCCTCGTTGGTATATATCTTTATGAGATATTCAAGAAGAGAAACGGGTTTCTGCGTTGGATGAAATCTTTTAGATTCTTTTTTGAAATCCAAAATATTTCCAACAAACTTTTTTCCGCTTGGGATATTAAACACTCTCGCAAAATCTTCATTGAATTTATTGTTCAATAATTTACATTCAGAAAATGTTTTAAACCCTTGCATTTTGTCAATCCCGAAAGAATTTATCAATTCTATGTATGTTTGTTCTGTACATAAAGAAAATTGGCTTGTATTGACATAAAAACAATGCTCCGCTTTTCTATGACCAAGTATTTTGTTAATTTCTTTTCCGCTTGCAACTCCAATATAATCAAGTATTTTTTGAAAATACTCCCTTAAAGGATTTAATAATTGGCTGTCGTGTCGTTTGTGAAATACGCTTAAATCCTCAAAATATGAAACTGGCGCATTATGTGATACCAATGGATTAGCGAAATGGTCTTTTTTCCATATCAATGGATAACAAAATTCTAAATTTGTTTTTGGCTCATACCTCAATTTAGATGTGTATGGTTCCTGTGAAAACAAAATAGCGATTCCATTTTTGCGAAGCACTCTTTCGTATTGGCGAAACAAATCTTCATCATTTAAACGGTTGTCCCACTCTGTAGATTTTTCGTCCCAGCCATCCAAATCAGCGCCTCTCATTGTTCCATACGGTAAATCGCATAAAACCATATCAATACAACCGTCTGGAACATCCTTCATCAATTCAAGGCAATCACCGTTAAGAAGTTTCATTTTCGCTTTCCTCCTGCTTCTCCACTGGCTTATCCTCCGGCGGTCTGCTTATCGGGGCATTGCGGCGTGGGTAGGGTATTCCGGCATACAGAAGATTTACGCCGTTGGAATCCGGCACAAGTGAGAGATATTCCCTCACAGTATCACGGTATAGCCGTTCCTGCGCCGCCTTGTCCGACAAAACAGTGTCAATCAGTGTGCTGCCGGATTCTGCCTTTGCCGTGTATGATATGGATTCACTGCCAGAGGAAACGGAAGATACCACTTTCCCCCGGAGTGCGCCGGATTCGTCCGTTATGTACCCCTGCCCCTCTGCCACACGCTTGTTTGCCGCTTCAATCTGCCCGGCAATCTTAATCAGCTTGCAGACGCACCGCCGGACGGCTTCTGCATCGTCCTCATTGGTCGGGAATGCGAATTTCAGCTTATTCAGCGTGAGAGTGTCCACTTTCCGGCAAGCCTCCCATGACAGCCGGTTAAAGTCGGTTTCCGGCATGGATTCCTCGCCGTATATGCTTTTGTAGTAGTCGTAGGTTACATATCCCATGGGCTACTCCACGATTTCCCAATCTTCTGCCAACATATCAGCCTGGGAAGCAAGCCAGCCGCACTGGTAGCCGCTTGTGCCGACAAACATCAGGAATTTGCTTCCAATGTTTTCATGCTCCGGGTCAATAACTACCTCTCCAGATTTAGTGGCGCATGTTTTCATGTATGCCAAAACAACATACTGTTCTTTTCCGTTCCAGCCCTTGCGCTTTGCCTTCTTTCCGTTTTTGATTGCTTCTAACGCTTCTCCAAAATTCATAGTCTTATTTTCCTCCTATTTGATTTCCAGCATGAAATACTTTACATATCCCATGCCGGTTTGCTTTTTATGACAGCTTCGTACTCTTTGCCCTTGTCGTGCCGCCAGATTCCTCGCCGGTTTCGCTTGCACTGGATGCACCCGGTTTCTTGCTGTAGAAAATCAGGTCAGGCATAACAACCTTACAGCCGTAGTGGAAGAACATGCCGATTGCATACGCATTGGAAAGCTCAATCTGCTTTGCTTGGTATTCGTCTGCCATAACCGGCTCCGCAATCGCCCCGGTACACATAGCGATAATCTCAACTCCCTCCGGCTGATGAACATTGGAGTAAATCCATGCACCGTGATACCGCCCGAACTCCGCAACGTCCGTCTGAACATTTGCGTTGCCTTTTGTGTCGATGTAGTCCCGCATTTCCTCGTAGGCTTCCGGGGACAGGACAACGTGAATATCCTCTTTCTCGATGCCGTCCACAAACTCATTTTTTGCAGTGTGCAGCTTCATCACTACCGCCGTTACACGGTCTTTAATGGTATCGCCGGACACCGTAACCTCTGTACCGCCGTCAACCGTCCCAACAGTGCCGTCACTCTCTTTGCGCTTGCCGACAGCCACAAGGAAAAAGTTTTCATCCAGTTCCCGAACCATGGCACGGGTAATAGCTGTTTTTCTTTCAGATAACAGCCCAGGAATGCCGCCCAGCCGGATATCCTTTTCCTCGTATTCCTCCATGATTTCCTTGTCGATGTCGATGTCTACGGCAACCTCAAATCCCCTGCCGGGCTTTCCTTTTCTTGCCGCCCTTGCCGTGCCGTATTCTTCTGATTTTGCAGAAGCAAATCTTTTCGCCACAAGCGTTCCTGCCTGCGGGTCGCCGGATAATCTCTGATTTTTGAAAAGGCTTGAAATCGTCCGCCTGCCGACATTCTCAATAATGCCCTTATATTCCTCTGCAAGTTTCAGTTTTCCGTCTTCGGTTCCTGCCAAATCGGAAAGTTTTACAAGATTTAATGAATCAATAGCCATAATAAAATCCTTTCTACCCATAATTTTTAAAAGGTGTGTGGGTCAGCGACTTACTCAAACGTAAGCCGGTACTCGATTTAGAAAATCACAGGAGCCGGACTGGTATCTTTTGCCGGGGTCTGCTTCGGCTCGGACTTGTCCGTAAACTTCGGCGCACTTCCGGCGGCTTTCTCTTTGGCTTCGGCCTCTGCCTTTTCAGCTTCGGTCTGGTAGAAATGGTCTTTTTCATTCTCCTTTGCCAGATAGTCCGACAGCCCCATAAATGCGCCGTCCTTCCACTTCAAGCCGTCATCGCCCATGATTTCACGCATGAGAGAATCCCTGACACGTCCTGACTCGATTTTCAGCTTGTCAAACTCGCCTTTCAGATAATCCCGCTGGTCACGCTCCAAAATCTGCTTCGTAGCCATGTCCTGCGCTTCTTTTGCAGCCTGTTTATACTTCTGGATTTCCTCCTCCTGTTTCTCCGGGTCGATGTCCTTAAACTTCTCCAGGGTTTCATTTGCCGTGTCAAGCTGCCCTTTGTAAGTGTCCCGGTCTGCTTCTGCCGCTTCCAGCTTCTTGACCTGCTTGTTGTAATCAGCAATAGGCTTATAGTTCTCGGCTACGGCATCATTGACAGCCTTTTTCTGCTCCTCCGTTACTTCCAGTCCTGCGTCTTTCAAAATCTGCTCAATACTTTTCATGCTCCATGTCCTCCATACATTTGTTTATACCGGGCTGTCCCCGGTCTGTGAGTAAGCGTGTATACTGCGCCCAGTAAAGCCGTTCCGGGGATTGAACCCGGAAGCTGCCTATACAGAACGGCTAATTCCTTTGATTGCCTGTTGTCAATTCTTCTCTCAACTTCTGCATTTTCTTTTCATGCTCTGCCTTAGTGATGTAATTTTCGTGAATCTTTTTGTACAGCTCTCTGTGTCTTTCTGGCGGCACAACCAGGCCAAATTCCTTGCAAATTTCAATAATGTTTTTCATGATATGTCCTCCTTAACGTATTTTTTAACAGCGTGTCCGCTGTATGGATTTAGGCAGATGAACCTCTGCCGGGGTAGCGCCCAAGCAAGGAGTCGAACCTTGCCGTCCATGGGTCTCATACAGTTTGCAAAGCTGAATCTCCCATAGCCAACACAGCCGTTGCTACTTTCCCTCTGTATGCGCACTTCTTTGGGATTTCACAAGTGTTGCAGGCGTAATCGGAATTGGTGGACTCGAACCACCGACACACGGCTTATAAGGCCGCCGCTCTAACCGACTGAGCTAAATTCCGAGGGAGTGCGCCCACCCACAAGGGGCAGACGCTAGGGAATGCCGCCTATAACGGTCAGCACTTCTAAAAGTAACTGGGTTGAGTTCCACAGAGGATATAGGAAAATCAAATAATTGATAATGTCAAAATAAAAATGCCAGCAAACACGATTTCTCGTATCTACTGGCACTGAAGCTTTGTTACTGGCACTAAACGCTATTCATTTAAAAGTTTAAAGAATAAAATTACTGGATTTTTATATCCATCACTTTTTAAAAACTCTGTAAGCCTTACCATGTTATCAAACGAATCTATTTTGTAATCCAGTTTAAGGCAAATTCCTGTGTGCATTTGTCCTTCTTCGTGGTCGCTCAATATTGCAAAATAGTATTCAAACATTACTTCCCCACCGCCTTACTCTCCATATCCTTAATATCCATAACCGTCTCCCTTTTGCACTTCGGGCAGAACACAATGAGGTTTTTCGCTTCCGTGTCCGGCCTGATTTTCGTGCGGGTTTTTCCTCCACAGATGGGGCAGAGTACCCATTTTTCAATCACATTCTTTTTCATAACAAGAAATTTTTCTCCATGCGATAACATCTATTATTATTTCTATTTTACACTTATGGCAACTTATACTAAAGTTTCTTGGGCACATTTCGAGATATATTTTTGATTTTGTTTTTCCTCCGCAAAATGGGCAGCGTACCCGTTTTTCTGTCATGGCTGATACCTCTCATAATCAATCGTTTCAAATTCATCAAACACATTTGGATAGAATATGCCAATCCAAAAATCGCGCTGAATATTCTGATTGTACGCAACATCTTGATTCCAATCCTGAACCTCGTCGATGATTTTTTTGCTTAGAAGTCCAAATTCATCACGGCAAGAACCACTTTCCAATTTGTACGTAAGTGCGGTATATGTTTCTCTCCACATGTGAACTTTTGCGTTAATTCCGCAACTGTTCAAAATAATTACAATCAACATAATTAAAGCGACTAATCCGCTAATCACCGCAACTGTACTGCCGCCAAATAGAAGTTCGTCATCATGACGATACACAAATTCAATATACTTGTTGTTATCGTCTTCTCCCCGACAAAACTTCTCGCCTATTTTTACAGTTGCCACCATAAAAGCAATTCCTAAAGCCGTTAAAATTAAAGCAATCCAAAATACCATTTCTCTATCCCTCCCGATTTCCTATATTGTACCGCAGTTTTTCTGGGTAGTTGTACCAAGTTAAAGGCTATTTCTTTTTGGAACCTCCAAAAATAGCACCGAAAATCAGAGCAAGCATTATACCGATATTCCAAATTAAAACAACCGTTCCGCTGAACACCCAAAAGCTGCTAAATATGTACTTCAAAACATCCAACATTCCCATATCCTCCCTTTTACGGTTTCCGACAGGGAAAAACTCCCCTATCGGAATATTTTGTTTTCGACAGGGCAGTGACCGCTTGCTCCTGTCTAGCGTAGAGCGACTACGCAGCATAGAGGAACAAGGAATCGAACCTTGCCAGCGAAGCCATGCCATCACATTTCAAGCCTGCACACTCTACTCTGCGAAGAGCTATCTGTTCCCAGTAATACCTCTACTATCCATACAAACCACGCACCACCGACTATTTGCAGTTCATCAAGCAATACTCAGTTCAAAGATATTGTCCATTTTCTGTCTGCAAGGACTGTACAGGGGAATTTCTTCAACCATTTACATCATACCATGATTCAATAAATTATTTGTACCAGGTTATGCGCAAAAGAAAATAGATGTAAAAAGAAATGACTTAGTAGCATTGGTAGTCTTGGTAGCTTTTTTGACATTCCATCAAACCCTTGATTTTACTGACATTTTTAACACAAAGCTACTAAAGCTACTAAGGCTACTAATATATATTGTTTTCTTATGATAAAAAATATATATATAATAATATATAGTAAATATATATAATAAAGATTGTTGAAAAATTTGGTAGTTTTGGTAGCTATGGTTACAAACCCTTTAAAATCAAGGCTTTCAACGGCTACCATCTGACTACCAACTAGGCTACCAACTAGCTACCATAGTTGCTTTTTATAGAAAAAGAGCGGCATCACTGCCGCCCCTTGTCGTGGGAGATTTTTTCTTCGATTGCTTGAACAATATATGCGTTTAGGCTCATATTGGAGTTATCGGCGTATTGTTGTATTTCTGCATAAAGAGAAGCGTCAATATGTATATTTCTTATGATTTTTTCTTTATATATCGGTTTCTCTCGTTTTTGGATAATTTCTGAAATATATTTTGCCATCACGCTATCTTTTTTGCATTCTCTAAGCATAGACAATAATTCATTTTTACTTGAACATGTTGTTTTTGCTTTGTTATATCCCACATTTAAACTATCATATTTTTGGATAAAGAATGATTCTTTCTCAAACAAATCAAATTGATTGCACCCATACGGCAACATTTCTAAAATTTCTACAGAAAATGTATCTCCATTCTGAATATCGTTCTTCATGGTTAAAATAGGTGATAGGCTATGCTGTTTTATTCTCTTTTTCACATTTTGAGAAGAACCAATATACATCTTTTGGCTTCGATTGTTTATAATGGCGTATACTCCTATCCCCTCATAATCTGGTATATCAATTACAAATTCAGTATTGTTTACAATTTTCTCCATAAAATATCCTTTCAAAAATCAATCTGTCACCCTGTCCCCGTCCGGCAAAACAAACGAACTTTCAAACTTGCACCCGGCGGCTTCTGCTACTTTTTTCAATTCTGCCGGAGTAAAGGTTTCCCTTTTCATTTTCTGGATAAATGCTTGCGGACTTGTGCCGCATAACCTTGCCAATTCTGAAACACTGATGTTAAGCTTCACACATAATATTTTTATCTGTTCTGATACTGCCAATATATCCACCTCTCTTTCTATACCTTATTATAAACGAAAACATTTAAAATAGCAATATCTTTACTCAAAAAATAAATAAAAATATTTAATATAAGTGTTGACATTTTAAACAGAACCGTTTATAATTAGACTTATCAAAGGAACGGAGGATATGGGATATGAGAAAAGAAATAAAAGATTTGCACGCTTTGATAATGTCGGATTGCAAAAACATCAGGAGCAAAACCGATTGGATGGACGCAACTAATTGGAGAGCAGCGACATTAAATGCAATCATAGATGCTTACGAAAACGGTGATATTTCCAGAGCAGTATACCGATTTTTGAAAAGAAAGGTACGTGCTTCTATGGTTGAGGGCAGATTTAATGATTCTAAAAATGCAAGAGCTTTCAGCAAAAAGCCTTCAAAAAGATATGTGCAATTATTTTGATTAACCACACCACCCACCCGGCGGGGTTGCGCCAGGAGAAAGAAGGAAGATATGAAAATAGACGGTATAAAAATTAAAGGGCATGTTGGTAATTGGTATGTAATTGATGAGACTGTGTGGAATGGCGAAAAAGTGTATCTTTTAGAGCATGAGACGTATGGAGATGAAGCCGCTTGTCTAATCGTAAATGGAGATTTATCAGTCGTTTTGGATGACGTATGGAATGGTTTCGAAGACCTTGAAGACTTATGATTTTATCCCGTCCCTGCCGGGTAATGCAGGGAGAAAGTGAGAAGAATATGACGAACTCCGATTTTGACAGAATGAAATCTTTTATTTATAGTCATAGATTCAAAGGTTTGTATAGGCTTTCGGACGGTTCCGAAATACGCTCCCATAAGATGTCGTGCGGCACAGAATACGCTCTGTATACCGCTGACAACAACTGCGTTACCGTAGAATACGACATTGAACGATTTAGATTTCTTCTTGTATAAAGAAAAGGTGGCAGGATAACACCCAATGTCATTTAGATAAGGACGATGCAAAGAACAGTGTATGTAGAAATATGTACCCTGTTCTTTTTTTGTATAATTTCATAAATCACTTGACAGGATAAACCAAATGTGTGGCCGCTCTGACTATCTAAAAAGAAAGATAGTCAGAGCGGCCCTTGTAATTAAGAACGATCTTGATTGCAAGGAGGATTACACAATGAATCATTCTACAGAGGTGAAGCAAAAACTATTATCCATTATTACAGAGATGGATTCTTACCGTTGGTTGTTTACAAAGAATCCGGAAACGGATTTTTCACGTAAAAAGAAATGGTCATTTGAAGAGATAATGAAGTTTATGCTTACTATGGAAGGCAAAACATTAAGAGATGAACTTTTGGAATATTTTGATTTTGACAGTTCCGCGCCATCGAATTCAGCATTTAACCAGCGAAGGGCACAGATATTGCCAGAAGCATTTGAATTCTTATTTCAAGAATTCACTAAATCTTTTCATGATAATGCTGCATATAAAGGGTTTAGATTAATTGCCTGTGATGGTTCGGATTTATGCATTGCCAACAATCCCAAAGATGAAACGACCTATTTTCAACCGCTTCCTGACAGCAAAGGCTTTAACCAACTACATTTAAACGCTTTTTATGATTTATGCAGCAGAAGATACACAGATGCAATTATCCAACCTGCCCGATTGAAAAATGAAAATAGTGCTATGTGTGAATTGATTGACAGATACAGTGGTCAAACTGCTATTTTTATTGCAGACAGAGGTTATGAGAACTATAATATATTTGCTCATGCGGAACACAAAGGAATGTATTACCTAATACGCGTCAAAGATGTAACAAGTAATGGAATCGCTTCTGGGCTGACAATGCTGCCGGAGAGTGATGAATTTGACGAATGGGTTAATCTTACTCTCACAAAAAAGCAGACAAATGAAGTAAAAGCAAATCCCCAAAAATACAGAATTATTATGAAAAAAACACCTTTTGATTATCTTGACCTGCATTTTAATAAGTTTTACGAAATGAAAATGAGGGTGGTGCGTTTTCCAATCTCACAAGACTCTTATGAATGTATTATTACAAATCTACCACAAGAAAAATTTAGTTCTGATGAAATCAAACAGTTATATGCGAAACGCTGGGGAATAGAAACCTCTTTTCGCGAGTTAAAATATGCATTAGGATTAACGCGGTTTCATGCAAAGAAAACAGAATATATTATGCAGGAAATATGGTCAAGAATGACTCTGTATAATTTCTGTGAGATTATAGCGGGTAATGTTGTTGTCAAACAGAAAGCCAGCTGCAAACATATATATCAGCTGAATTATACCCGTGCGATGCGGATTTGCTGTCATTTTCTATCAATAAAAGAAGAAAAAGCTCCACCCGATGTAGAGTATCTAATCGGACATGAGCTTCTTCCTGTACGTTCTGGGAGAACAGACCCTCGCAAAGTCAAACCCCAGTCCGCGATAAGCTTTCTATATAGAGCAGCCTAATCAAATATTAGTATATACCATTTTTAAGACAGATGAAAGCATCTGTCTGTTTGTCGTACAAATTTATTACGTTGAATGCTTTTAAATATAGAAAAACAGCGAATAAACAAAATGTTTACTCGCTGTAAAAAGAATCCTAACTGCAATGTTGTCCTTATCTAAATGACATTGGGATAACACCCGCCGCCTTTTTTCTTACATCTCTGCAATTTTCCTTGCCCATATTTTTAATACATATCTGCCATTTGCCGGATGTGGCGCATGACAATTTCCCTTTCTTCCTTACAATCAGCATCGCGTGTGAGTTGCTTAATCATTCCATGTACCCCAGACATAAAGTCCTCTAATGCGTTTAACATCCGTTCTTTACTTCCATCGTCCCGGTTGTTGGAGTATTCCATCTTCCGGCTCCTGTATTCATCCATGTCGGTATCGTCCCCGGACAGACGGGAATAGTTCGGGCGGTGTACATATCTGCCAGTGGTTGCGCTTCTGCCCCGTCGATAGGAATTGCCATTATCATAATCGTTGGAGTAGTTCCCCTCCCGGCTGTAATCGCCGTTACGGGAATACCCGCCACGCTCCCGGCTGTAATCCTCCATATCCCGGCTATATCCGTCCATGGAATAACCGCCGCCGTCCTGCATCATCTCGATTTTGTCCACGCCCTTCATGATTTCCACCAGTTTATAGGCGTTGTCCAGATTGGAAGAAGTCAAGCCTTTTTCCTCAATCGCTTTCAGCTCTTTTTCTGCGTTTTCTCTCAATTTATGCATAACTTAACCCTCCCTGTTAATCGTGATGTTTGCGTTCTGCATATCAATCGCCTGTGTGGAGGTGTTTTTGATTGATACCTGTATGCAGCAGCCCTTCGGAATCCATACATCTGTAGCCATAGCCACATTGAAGTAATCGCCAACTGCTGCCGGAGTTACGATTGCATTTGTGGATAAGTCTGCCTCTCCGTTGATTGCGATTGCAACGGATATCGGGCCAGCCGTTCCGCCAGTCGCAACAGCGATATTGCCAGAAAAGATTACCCTGTATTTCGCCCTGCAATTCTGCGTACAGCCACGCACTGTAAACTGTCCGCTGCCTGTTCTATGTAAGACAAGACCTTTATTGCAGCATGATGTTTCCCCAGAAAACAAAGCGTTCTGATTTTCCTGTATTGTCTGCACAGGAACATTTACAAATTCTGCCATGTTATTTTCCTCCAAATAAAAAACTACCAACTGTTTATAGCTGATAGTTTCTGGATTTCAAGCAGATAATGCTTTATTTTTCCACGACTTTCTATATTTGTAAATTCTTTCAGAAGTAATTGGATTGTAAGATACCAAACATTTACAATCACCTGTCAAGTAACATTCAATAGGCTCTTTTTCCACGCCATAAACATTCACTTTTCCATTGTCTGTAATGCTTGAATATTCGGTATCAAGTTGGAATTTTATGTGCTTACATTCAAACTCCAATACATTCTGGTCTGCGTCATAACCATATGTTTTTCGTAGAGTGATGGTCTTTATACATCGGTATGATTTCCCAAATGCGTGAATCATGCTTATGTTTGAATACTCTGTTTCTTCATCGTCTGGAACTTTGGGAGGTTCAGGGTCTATATAACTCATTATCTTCATTCCTGCCACATAAAGAACTCCGAACAAAAACATTCCTATCAAATGCCCAAATATCATCATATCGCCCTCCAAACTCAATAATTTATTTGTATAAATTATATCATAATCAAACGAAAGATATGTACCATTATATGAATGAAACCCACAAACTATCAGCCATATTCAGTTGTCAATGTCCAGTTAATCGCAAAAGGACAGAATCAATGTTCTGCCCTCCCACGTTGTAATAACGGCTCATGCCGAACATTTCCGATGTTTCACGGAAAAGATACATTCTTTTTCAGTTTTTAGCAGTTGCCGCACTGACCGCAGTTACCGCCCCAACCGCCGCCATTGAACTGCCCACAGCAATTTGTCGGGAAAGTTACCTGCGCCGGTGGCTGTACGACATATGCCGGAATCGGACAGTCGTTGCCGGTTCTGCGGATAATCTGCGCCGTGTTAGCGTCCATAGCTGCCATAAGGGTAGCGTTCTGATTCGCCTGGGATGCTGCAAGTTTAAGCGTCTGATTCTCTGCCTGTAAGTCAGAAATCTTCTCCTGGCACAGATAGTCAAGGATTGCCCTTGTTCCTGCGTTCTGACTGTCGATAATGTCACGTGTGTTTACATTCATGGTATTCTGCAAATCGCATGTATTCTTTGCCATGTTGTAATTTACACCGTCAATCGCACGCTGCGTCTGGCAGCAGCAGTCGGAAAGCTGGCTGGAAAGATTGCAGAACCCACGTTCAACACCATTGAATCCCTGCATCATTCCCATCTGCGTGCTGTTGAATCCACTGTTTACTGCGTTTGTGAGGGCGTAAGTGCTGTCGCAAATGCCCTGCTGAATGGCAGTAATACCGCTCTGCAAGTTGTTGAGGGCGAATCCCTCGTTGATGTCTGCACGAGTCAAAGCTCCCTGAAGTCCTGCTGCATTGCCGCTAAAACCGCCACCAAAGCCGCCAAAACCTCCCCAACCGAACATGCCAAAGATTAAGAAAAGGATAATCCATGCTCCCCAATCTCCGCCAAATCCGTTGTTTCCATTGTTATATCCGGCAGGCTCTACCGGCATAGTCATAGGTACTCCTGATTCCATCATGTTTTTACTCCTTGAAATTTATTTACAAACTTTGCGCAAAGTTATGTATCTACTTAAAAAATCCTTTAAACATCCCCTGCATTTGCTGGGCTTGCTGCTGCACTTGGTTAAGCTGCTGCTGGCTTACCTTCCCGGATTGAAGCAGCTTATTTATTTCCTCCTGCGGGTTTTTGCCTTTCATTTCCTGCATAAAGCGTTGGAACTGCTGAAACATGTTTCCGCTACCCTGACCGCCCATAGCACTGAAAACCGGACTATTCATTAGCATTTCCTCCCTTATTTCTTGGCTTGCTTGTTCCTGCCTCTGTTCTCTTGGTATCATCAGAAGTTGAAACACTGGCAGGAAAGTTATTCAGCTTGTCTAAAATCTCCATGTATTTACCCTGTAAATCGTCGTATTCCGCTCTTGTGACATATTTACCGTCTAAATTTATTTGAGCCGGATTTGGGGCTTGTGGCACGTTCTGCGGTGTGTTTTGTGTGCGCTCTGTATAATCAAATACCCTAAGTGGCAACGGAATCCCAGAAGCGTCTGCCGATTTGATGTAAAAAACGGGTGATTCGCTATCCATTAGCAAAACCGATTGCCCGTTTGCAATCATCCAACTTTTTGCTGCCGCCTCTCCTTGTACATAAGCCCAGGACTGTGTAGACTGCGGTTGCTGATTGATCTGTGGTGCCTGAGGCGGATATTGCTGTGATTGGTACTGCTGCGCCTGTAACTGCGCCAGCCTGTCCATAGGCGGCTGCACCTGCTGTTGGTATGGATTAAAATAATTTGGATTCATAAAAGGTTGTGCCATCTGAACGCCCTCCGATTTCTTTCTATGGGTAAATTTTCGCATAAAAATAGAGGATTTCCCATACTCGGAAAACCCTCGTTTTTGTTGCGTTTTTTATTCAATTATTCTCCGTATTTATCGCGGTATTTCTTGAAAAATGCTTCTTTAAGTGGCAATACCTTTATAATCTTTTCGGTGACGGATTCAGAAAGCTTGTTGATTTTAGTCATGCAATATCCCATTTTCCCGGCGATTTCTTCAAAGCTCATTCCGTCGCCTTCATTCCTTAAATCAAAGAACATGGATTCGTCAGGTGTGAAATTACACTCATTTCTAAAAAGTTCTAATTCCCATTTAACAAATCCTTCGACTTCTTTTTCTTTCTTCTTCCTCATGCCACCGCTACTTTCTTTTCTTCTTAGTTCCCCTGGTTCTGCCCTTCTTCTTGCTTCTTATCTTCTGTCCCATTATGCACATCACCTTCAATCTCTTTGTTGTAGTAATTATATCCCTCGCCGTCCTGTGATACATAGTCATAGGACTGGAACACATACAACCAAGCCATATTTGTTCCAACAAGCAGTACGATAAGCAGAATAATCACAATCCACATTGTTTTAAGTTGCTTAACCAGTGCGCCTAATACATCTGTTGCACTGTTTTCTTTTTCCTTCACATTATCCCTATTTTCCAACTTCTTCCCCTCCTGCATTTTCCCTTGAAATAATCAGATTTTTGTCTATCAAAAGCGCAAACGGACACACAATCCCGATTAGTACAGTTCCAAACAAATCAATCAATTCTTTGTTTTCCATTCCCAAACCTCCAATATGTATTAGCGGACTCATCCCTTATGCAACTACTATATCCGCTATGTGGTCGCCCTCATTATTGCTCGACCCTCTCCCGCTCTGTATTTCCCTCATTATAGCAATTTTATGGAGGGGTTGCAATCAGTCTTTCTGATTTTTAAGCACATCTATCGCCATATCTATATATTCTATAGTTTCCTGCTCATTTTCTTTCCTTACATTAATTTGTCCTGTTTTTCTTATTGCGCATTTAAACGCACCTAATACAACGATAGCTGTATCTATGCTTTTATCTCCTATCATCATACTCTTTTCCTCTCCCAAAAATAAATAACACTCTTGCCGCCGCTGTCCCATGTGTCCCAGTATTTTCCGTCTACCACCGTCACCACATGACCGTCAAGTCCAAGGACGTATGTACCATGTGGAAAGTTGCAGCAGAATTTGTAAACGTCCATAGGGTAATCCGGCTCATAGCGCACATAGCCATTGTCTGCCAGATATTCACCCCATACCTTATTGGCAGACAGAACATCCTTTTGACGGTATGCAATTTGTACAAGGTCGTCAAAGACTTCGTTCCATGTGCGCCCCGTAGCCTTGCAGCACGCACGAATGGCGCAATCGCCGACTCGCTTACCGGGTATGGGGTTGGGATTATATTTAATCCATGCGTTCATCATCATACCCCCATATATATCCATCTCCAATTCCCGCTCTGCACCATAACGGAATTATGTGTTTTGGATATTTTAATAAATCCGATGCAATACTTGCAGAACGGTATTTTGCAATCAGAACACCATCTAATGTTTTCTGATAAATTGGTTTTGATTTGGTATCAATAGCTCTCTTTTTTGCTGTACCGTAATTGTTATTATACTGATATGTACACCATTCAAGATTGGAAACAATGTTATTAAGTTTGTTTTCATCTTTATGATTTACGCATGGTAAGTTTTCGGGATTAGGAATAAAGGTTTCAGCAACAAGCCTATGAACTTGAAACTTTCTTCTGGTTCTGTCCTTTAAGTATAATGTCACAGTATGATATCCAGAATTTATCATAGTAGGCTTTAAATAAAACTCTTTCGGATTACCAAATTTTGAGCTTTCCCGAAAACTCTTTACCCTTCCAAGATTGCTGACCTGATACAATCCCTCATATCCTTTTACATCTTTCCAAATTTCCTCGCTCATCTTCCCTACCTCCTACCACAATTTTACAACAGATTCGGGCGGGGGTTGTACCATTTTAAGCATACTCTCCATCGTTCCGCTTATTCCATGCCCTACGTGCCCCGTTCTTGGTGGTATGCCAGTTTCCCATTTTTCCGTATGGATTTTCCCAACAGCACATATATTTATGCTCGTCTCCTACTGTGTGCATATGGGGATAATTCCCACAATAGCGACATTTTTCAAGCCTTACTTTCACTTTTATATCTCCTTGCGCCCTGATTCGCTTGCTTTGTCTGCTCCCTGTCAAAATCAGCCACCTTTATGCGGTCATACTGCGGCTGTAAATCGTTCTGTTTGCAGAAATCGTTGTATGCCTTGTTTTTCTGTGTCAGTTGGTAGGCCATGCGGTCATAATCCCTCTGCAATATCTCCTTAACGTCCGTTTCTGCCACGCCTGCGATTTCCTGCTCTTTGACAATCAGCTTTCTTTTCCATGCCCGCAGGCTCCGCTCCATAGCACGCTGTTTCTGTTGGAGTTCATACCGCTTTTTGTTTTCCTCGCTGTCTATTTTCAGATTGCCTTTTTCGTCCACATAGGGATTGCGTAAGTGTGGATCCCAAGGCTTGTGTGAATGCCTGCAATTATATCCATGAAGCGACAGCGGATTTGTGACAGTTCCTTGTCCTGTTTTCGGGTCTATCCTATATCCAGTAGATTCAAGCATATTAGGATATCCTGGTTCACTTCCAGTAATCTTATATGCTTTACCCTGCCACGATGAATGGTCTGCTATTGGCGGCTGTCCTTTTTGCGCCACTCTTGCCCCTAAATGCGCCGATACAAGGACATATTCAATTCCACCCTCAACTATGTATTGATTTGTCACTTGCGCCGCCGTCTGATTCATTGATGTGACAACGCACAATCTAACCGCCGCTTCCAATGTGCGCCTTGTGCCGCTCGGATAGTCCACATAGATTCCCCGTCCGGCGTATCTATCCAAAATATCACACACCGCCGCAGAATAGCTTTGTACGCCTGCCGCCACTCGCAGATCAGCTTCATCAAGCATATTGATAAGGTCAATCTGCGACTGCTTCATGGTTGTGCGTGTGAGGTTTGTCAGTTCTTCCAAACTCTTTTTAAATTCAGCGTCCATAACACGGATTACAGCGGCATTTTCAAGCGGATGGGATAATTCTATGCTTAACTGCCCTAAAGTCGTTCTATCGTCCTCCCATGAGGTCAGAACAGCGTCTTGCAGGAGTGAACGCAACTCTTTCTGTGTCAGTCCCGTTAAGGTCTGCAATTTCTGTTCAATCGCCGCTTGACTCTCGCCCATCTGCTTTAACTTCCAGATAAGGCGGTCGGCGGTTGCGGTCATTTCCCCGGCGGAGAGTAGGCGGCGGGTGATGTCTTTGAGGATAAAGTCTTCTAATTGGCGGTATAATTCAAGAAGACGGTCTTCTTTGTTGGTGAAGTAGTCTGGTGTGAGCATTACTTTATTTCCTCATATCCGCAACTATCGCATTTTCCTTTAAATGTATATGCGTTATTCACATGACCGCAATTCGGACACAAAAAACCGCCTTGCTCGGCAGTTCCAACGCTTTCAAATCTCATGTGCTTGCAGTTTTCTTTCCACCAAACAGATTGTCTTAAAAAGTCAACCTCTGCCTTTCTTTTTTCAGAATCCAATTTGCTAGAACACATTTCGCAAACATCAAGGTCTTTACTTCTTCCACCACTATAAGCTAACAAAAGTGTCCTCTTTTTCAAATTCCCTGTTTCTGCTCCGCATATATCGCAAAATGTTCTTGTCATTCCCCTACTCCTTTCCTGCTGTCCTCTTGACTAAATCTATCCATTCATTTCATAAACACAAGCCAACGGGTTTTTGACCGCTTATCTCCAAACAACGGCTTAAAATCAATGTTGGCCAATATTTCAGAAGTCTTTATTTGTTCCTCATTCCACTTAAAAATCAATACTCCATCTGTTTTTAGCACCCTCATGCACTCCTTAAATCCTGCCCTTATGTATGGTTTCCAATCAGCAGGAAGAACGCCATACTTTTTGGCCAACCACGAATTTTCCCCAGCGTGGAGTAAATGCGGAGGGTCAAAGACAACCATTTTGAAAGATTCATCGTCAAACGGCATATTTCTAAAGTCCATTTTCACATCCGGCTTGATAACCAATTTCCGGCCATCACACAAGGTTGTTTCTAATTCTCTGTTATCTGCAAATACAACGTCCGTATTTTCTTTATCAAACCAAAACATTCTTGAACCGCAACAAGCATCTAAAATTCTTTCCATATTGCACTTCCTTTCTGCAATGCTCCTAAATAGTTAAAGCGTGAGGAAACGGTTAGGAATTACCGCTTTCTCCCCGTCGGGATATCCTCACACTTTAATTTTAATATAAATTGCAGATTCAGTTGTACCATTTTAACCTCTGCCGGCGGTCTGTTTAACAAGCCGTACCCATTCAGAGCCATGTATGCGCTTTGCTTCCTCGAAAAAGTGGTCTGTCGTTCCGGGAGTATGGAATTGCATTTTTCTATCCGTCTTTTGCTTTTTCTTTCCCGGCGGTGAAAACCAACCAGTAATATTTCCTGCGCTATCCTTAATCGGTATATTGGGAGTGAATACGAATCCTTCGTAAACTGCGTGTGCATAAGGTGTGTTATACTCAATCTCGCCGCCGTATATCCCCTGCGGATAGTTCACGCTATTCCGCAATGCTCCCTGTTGGAATGGTATCAGAGGGTCGCAGTCGGCTACTACCTGCATATTTAATAGCTTCTGTGCTTCTTTCAGATTGCGTTGCAACCTTGCATCAGTTATATCAATATCGACATTCCCTATATGCTGTCTAATCCTCATAAAATCACGCTTTCTGTTCCATATAAATTCCGTTCACGCAACCACTACAAAACTCAAGTTCTCCGCACCATTCTAAACAACACCAAAGATGTGGCATTTTATATTCTTCTGCACATTTTTTACAAACGCCCATATCTGGATTTTTTGCATATCTGCAAACCTCATTTGGGTTATTATCGAATTCACTCATTCCTTATTCCTCCCCAAACAATCCATCTTTCGGCTCATTCTCGCTCTTTGCTTCTGCCACAATATCCCGCGCCGCTTCTTCCGTGAACCCTTCATTATGCACCAGATAATACCACTTAGGATAAAAGCCCTTATCTGTCAGCAACAACGCCCTTGACCTATCTTCCTCCGCATTTCTCGTGAGGTCTGCAAAGTCCGCATATATTTCATAGTTCCCAAACTCACTAGGAGCCGATTCCCCGTTGATAACAGACATAGCGTCCATTATATAGGCTATGTCATGAATCGCCCCTATGCGCCCATCTCCGTTGCTGTCAGGGCATGATAGAATGTCCCGGTAATCTCCCACGGTGTTAATTGTACGCCGCTCCGTTGCTTCTACCTGGGTAGCAGTAGCAACGGAAATAGTCTGACCGTTAAAGACGAAATATCCAGGGTCAAACCCGGTCTTGTAAGAAATGATAGAAAGCAGGAAATTTATTCCGTCCGTCCGGCTTGCAACTTGCAGAGTTGGCTGCCACTGCTCAAATGACTTATCAGTCATATCGTCCAGTCCGGTCTTGAGTACCATTCTCGGAAGTTCAATCCCGTTTGCTTCTGCATACTGTATCGCAGATTGACCGATTATCATTTTCGGCTCGGAATCCTCTGTTTCAACTCCCAGCGTGGACATTGCAATATCCAGCCAGCGCAGTTCCTCTATGCACTCCGAAAAGCACGATACCCCCAATGGGCTGTCCGGGTCTATGGTGTTGCTGTATGGGTTCTTTATGTACACGAATAAAGGTTTTTCAAGGTTCTCCGCTGTAAACTCCGGCACAATATCCGCCCACTTTGTATTTTTTAGGTCTGTCGGCCGGCCGATTTCGTCCTGGTTATCAGAAACAAACGCTTTATTGGAAACTCTGTACACTTTGACAGACACACTCTCCCCGGCTTCGTCCCGGCGTTCTCCGTCCTCGAACCTGTGCCATTCTGCCCGTGTGTAGAATTTCTTTTCTTTCTGGTAGTATGAGAAAAATATCGCCCCGGTCACTTCCCCATTACTGTCAAATTCAGTCACAAGAAATCTGTCTGGCGGTATGTAGTCCATACCTTTCCCGTTCCACTTCGCCATAGATCCACCCAACATAACCACATCTTGCATAATCCGCTGGGCATTCTTCAGGAAATAATCATCAATGCATTTCTGGATTCTTTTTGCGGTTTCCCCAGTTCCATACTTTGACTGCACCTTGATATCAATATTCTGTGTAATCAGCTTAGCCAGTTCCCGTGCTACGGTGTTGGAAAAGCGTATTGTTCGGGTATCGCCCTTTACCCACGGTGGATTTCCGCTCTCCAACTGCCCCCACAGCTTGATAGCAGCGTCCATTTCTGGCGACAGGTACGTTTCCACACCGAAAGCCTTTTCAGCGTCCGTTTTAAATAACATTCTTATCTTCTCCTTAAACCATGCGATTAAACCCATTATTCATCACCTATACAGTCAAGTATAAATTTATGCTTATATACATTCTCCAATTTGGAAATAGCTTTCATATGCCACAATAAAATATCTCCAAAGCAATCAGGATTAGTTTTGATAAGGCAAATTGTTTGCGTGTCAATTTCTTCAACTTTCCGCTTATTTCTTTCGTACAGACGTAAAATAGGCTCACTTTGAAGTCTGATTTTATGAATAGGTTTTCCGTCCTTTTCATATCTGATTGAATCACATGTCAACAAACTTTCATTCTTAGTAATTTCAATATCATCATGAGAAAGAGTTCTTTTTACATCTGTCATGCGCATTTTCCAAATAGAATCATCTATCATTTGCAACTGTTCTGAAAACTTCCCAAATCTCCCCATAGCATTATAAATCTGCTCTGTTGTTATTTATCCTTTTTGGCTGTCGTATAATTCACAAATAGCATTATATACAGATTCATCAAATTCAGAGAGATTCTTTCTATGCTTCTTTTTTATCTTTATTCCTTTTGGTGGATTATTAAAATCTATGCGTATATCCATTTCCCCATCTCCTAATCAAAATATTCTTTCAACTCCTGCCGCAATCCTTTCAAGGCTCATGGTATGGCTCTGGGAGGGGCATCCAAGCGATAGACACTTCATCTATTTGTGTTCCGTTGCAATTAAACCATACAAAATGGTTAATATCATAATCAAATATTCCTTGATGCACTCTGTTTCCGTCACTGACAATAAATCTGCAATCGCTTTTTATACATTCCTCTTTTGTTGGCAATCTATCCTTGCATGGAATCCACCCGCCGCAATCCTCCGCTGACCGCTCCATATCTGCCAGCTTTGCAGATAAGGCTTCTATGGTGTCGGCGGCTTGATAAAGAATATTAGCGGTTCCATATATCGCATCTCCACTTGCTTCATGTGCATAGGCGCACGCTTTAATCTCCTTTATCTGTTCACTAATGCTCATTCTGTCCATCCTCCAATCACAGTTTTTTCTCACATTTAATTGAACAATATTCGCACCTTGCTTTTGGACATGGAGCATTTGTATGTTTGCATGTAAACGCAACGACATTCTTTGGGACATGGCACTCCCTATTCTTTCTGTTTACACATAGAAATTTGTCACATATTTCCATTTCCCTATCCTCTCCTTACCACATTGGCAGATGCTTCAAATGCCTAACCCCTTATAACTGACATCATATATCCCAATTCTTTGTGAACATTCCTCACAACGCCCATTCTCTTTTTCTCGTGATTTTGAATCGCTCTCGCCCTTATGTTCCAATGTTCAACGGCTTCTTTTTCTGTGTCATACCACTTCTGCACATCATCAGCCGTCATACTCCCTTGCAGAACGTGGTATTCACCATCTTTTTCTGCCAAATAAGGCATTCCGTCAAATAAATGACAACGCTCTATCTTCAATATTCTTCCCCTTTCTACCACATAGCCATTTTAATATTTCCACCTCAACCGCCGCCGCAGGAATGTATAACATAAATAGCGTATCTGGTCGCATTGGTGGTCATTCTCCTTTATAACAGCATCTTCTGGACTTTCCATGTCCCAGGAATACAATCCCATTTCACTCATTACTGATTCGCAATCTTCGTAAAAGCTGATAATTCCTTTGTTTAGCATAGTTGTAACAACTCGTATGCCGTCCAGTACGTCATTTTCCGCGCCCTTTGCAATGTATTTCCCATGCTTCTTGATTGTTTCAATAAACGAAGCTGCGGAAGGGTCAACGATTATAAAAGACACTTTCTTGTCGCCTATCAGTTTACACAATTCCTGATAATGCGTTTCATCATCACGCCTTACCCCAGTTTCGCGGCTGTCATAGTAATATTCGTACTCCATCTGCGCCCGTTTTCCATCAAACGCCCACAATCCGGCAGCAAACGGGTTGACTGTTCCATAGTCCACAGACACGACCCATTCTTTTTCCCCGGTCATGTGTTTGTATTTGACGTGCTTGTCCTCGTCAAACATGGAGTAGACAAGCCCCTCTGCCACGCACCACAGCCCCAGGATATACCGCTTGAAGAACACTCCCACATACATTCCCCGGTATCGTGTCTTTATCCGCTCTGACAGCGATAAATTATCGTCCATAGTGAAATGCAGATATAGGATCCGCTTTTCCTCTGCCTTATCAATCCAGTTGACCTTGAACCAGTGCCGGGGGCTGTCCGGGTTACAGTTAAACCACATCTTAGAGCCATCAACAGATAATCGCCCCGTTGCCTGATTGACAAAAGATTCCGGCATAAGCGCCACTTCATCAAAGAAAAAACCGGAACCCGTAAATCCTTGAACCAAATCCTGCGAACCCTCGTGATTTCCTCCAAAGATATAAAATGTATTAGTTATATCTCCTTTGCTTATGGTTAAATAATGGCTGTCTCCTCTATGGTCTTTGATTTTATATCCTCTACTTATCAACATCAATTTTAGGGTATTTACAACATTTCTCCTAAAAGAAGCAATCGTCTTTCCAGCCATTCCAAAATCGCTATTATTAAAGTTTTCCATCGCCCACAGCACATAGGACAGCGACATTGAGAGAGTCTTTCCGCTCCTGATTGCCCCATCTGCTATGATTCCGTCCATATCCTTTACCGGGCTTTCAGGACACCACCAGGTAAGGACTTTCTTTTGTTTGTCAGAGAATGGCTTGAACTGGAATCCCTGCTTCTGCACCTTTGCTTTCATAGCGGAGGCACGTTTTGCTATGCCTTTGCGGATATTTTCTATTCGGGTGTCAATATCGCCCATTATTTACTCCAATCCAATTTCTGACCGCACCGATTACAGTAATTATTTAATCCTCTATAATCGTGATGCACTAGGCAATCATGAAACATTTCTTTTGGTTCGTCACTCTCACTGCCGGAAATGTCATCGTCATCAAATTCTATGATACGCAACCCACAAGATGGACAAATACAAGCATAAATATTAACGTTTCCGTGATAGCTATATCCCACATCCTCATATCTTATCTTTTGTGGAATCTGCTTTTTCTCCCATTTATTCATCCTCTACCTCGCTTTCTTCCCACACTTCCGCCGCCGTTCCATTCAGAGCGTCCAGGAAGTTGTCCTCTGCTTCTTCCTCCGTATGGCTGTCCTTGACCTGGCTTTCCAGTTTCAGGAGTTCGATTTCAAGTTTCTGCTTATCCAACTGGTGCTTCATCGGGTTGTTGATGAACTTGTCTATCACAATCCCCATTGCAGTAGCAATCTCTGACAGCTTCGCAGCCTGTATTTTCTCTGGCTTTTTCAGAGCTTCTATGTAAGCGTCTAAAACATCTTTCGCCTTATCTTTTCTGGATTCCATATAGTCCAGAATGTCAGCGGTATTCTGCTCTCTTTTTTCTGCGCACTTCTGCGCAATCTGCGCATTTTCATTGCAAATCTTTTTTACAGTGTTATCCGACACCCCAAATTTCTTTGCTGTTGCTCTATAGCTGCCAGACTCCACATAATCAGCAATTATTTCTTTTTTCTGTTTATCTGTCAGCCTGGCAGCCACTTTCTATCACCTCAATCTGCAAATTCTTTCTGCCTGTCATTCCGTAATCAAATCAAGGAAAACAATATCATCTGCGACAGGCATAACGATTCTTCCGTCTGGTAACTCTACAATCGCAACAGAATAATTTCCAGGTCCGCTATCACAAAATTCCTCATAGTTCATTCCCCATTCATGGAAATAACCCAATTCAAAATCCATGCTATGCCATTTCCCATTTTCATATATGTTACATTTCCCTTTACATCTTCTCAATTTATTCATTTCCCTATCCTTTTCCTTTCTCATTATCCAAATGGTTCTATTACCTCAAAACATTCCTCATAGGTTAATCCGGTCACTTTCAGGATTTTATCAATATTCTTTTTCCGAATATCTGTATTGCCATTCAGGAACCGGCTCATGGTAGAGGGAGCAATTCCGCACTTATCCGCAAATTCTCTGATACTCATCCCCTCAATACCTATATATTTTTCGATTCGCCAATACTTCATATCCTTACCTTTGCTTTCTGCTTTGGAGTCAGCTTATCCATTCAACCACCGCCTATATGCTCACCGATTTTATTCTTCAATATCCCACCACGAAGCGTCTAACTTTCCCTCATACCAATCATGGAAAATTTCAGATATTTCCTCATCCGTTGTATCATCATCAAATTCCATTACTTCTTCATGTGCGCTACATGCAAATCCCGTTCCAAGATAAAATTTAACCTTTCTCATTCTCCCTTACCCCTCTCCAATTCTTTCAATGCGGCTTCGGCTTCTTCTCTGGTGAGGAAATCGGTCTTGCCGATTTCTCTTACTGCAAAAGTTCCCGTAATACTTCCGTTTGAATTTGTATAGTAAACAACAACTTGGTCTAAAATCCTTTCTTCTTCCCAGTCATCATCATTCATACTTCCGAAAGAAAATCCCGCAACCTCATAACTGTATGGTCTGCCAAAATCAATATCCCAAATTATATCCCCCGCCGCACAAGGAAGTTTCAACAGTTTCCCTTGTTTCTCTGCCTCTTTCCATTCCACGAACTTTTCTGCATCTTCTTTTTCAATGAACAACGCCAAATGATTAAGAGATTCCTTTATCTGACCTTTTTCATTCCAAATTCCCGCCCAGCTCATAGGTCTTACTGCATATCTGCCTCTATCTGTTTCGCAAATTATTGGTTTATCCATATTTCCCTTTCCCTCCACAATCCCCCTAAATCCCCTAATTCTATTGTACAGGAGATTCATAGGGGAGTTGTACCAAGTTAATCTGCTATCCATTCGTGCTTACATATTCTGCATCCGCATACAATCCATGATTTGACCAATACAATCTTCTCATAGGCTTTTCTTCATTCAAGATGTTTACTGCGCAATATGTATCATCTAAAATTTCTTTTTTGTGCTTCTCATACTCTTTCATCAACTTCTTTTCGCTGTCAAATGGCACACAGAATTGATATGTCATATCTTCTTTCCAGAAAAGCATATTTTCAAATATTCCTATCTGCGCCCACAAAACAACATCGTCACATTCCCTTGGCTCATATTCAACAGTAATCCGTTCTGATAGGTTGAAGGGTACTATGGTCTTATACTTCTTTCGTTCTTCATCCGCTATCCGAATTAACTCGTTTATATCCTGTAATCCCTCGTCATAAGAATAGCACCCTCCGCTGTCAGTTCTGTAAAACGGATAATATGGCAATCCCTCAACTTTGGTTATGGTTGCAATCCTAGCTTCTCCCAAAACAATTCTGCCGATTTTATCCCCAACAGAAAGTGTTTGTTTTATTTCTTTTTCAGATTGCAAATATGAAAATATATCCAACTGCTCATACTCCATCTATTTCCCTATCCTCCTTAACTCCTTATCAAACAAACTGTAAAAATATCTCCTAATCCTCTTCCACCACTTTCAAAAGGCTCTTCCTTGCTGCATAATAATGTGTAATCTGCCCATATTTCCCAGCTTTTACCGCCACAAGCATTCTGTCAATGGTGCTTTTATCCTTATCAATCTTTGAATGGCTTCTCTTTGCGCTGGCCGGAATATGTTTTCTTACGCTCGTTCCAGCCGGAATATCCGCAATGATAACACCACGTTTTTCCGTCCATGAACTTATCCAAACAACCTTATCTCCTATTTTCATTTCCCTATCTCCTTCATTTTCTCGTTAAAAATACTAAAGAAATATCTCCTAATCCCATAAAAATCTGTCCGGCAGTATGGAATCCGCTCCATTTCTTTCAGCTCCCATTTCACCCTTAAGGCGTCATAGGACTTGTTTTGAGTGACAGACAGTAAAATGTACTCTGCAATCGTTTCATTGGCTCTATGAGCCGCCTGTGAAGCTAGAGAGGCATATCTGCCGGACTGTATGTACTCTGTAAGTTGCCTGTACCGCTCTTTGCTGATTCCATAATACTGCCAAGAATGCCGGGGAACTGAATGGTACTGCGGTTGTGGCAGTTCGTCTGCTTTCCCCCATTGTTCAGCCATAGCTTTTGCAATACTAGGGAATGTCTTGCTTCGTATTTTTGCTGTTTCTGGGTCGTTGTATCTCATGATTTTTCCGAAATCATCTTTTGTCATAAACCCAAGTAGTTTCCCGTCCGGACTTACCTGTTGATTCTCTTTCCTTTTTCTTTCGTCCCAGATAATATCCGTAGGGTGTAACTTTTGAAGTCCTTTAAGCCAAAGGCAAGTACCTTTTGACGCATTGTGTCCAAACATCCAGGGTTGAATGATTTGGTCTGGCTTTCTATATTCTGTTGACATTATCCCCACTGGGTTCTCAATTGCTATCCTTTCACAATCGGCATTTACGAACTGCATAAAGAATTGTTTGCCTTTTTCTCTGTTCTCTGCCCTTTCAATCGCTTTATCTCCGTATTTCTCAACATCAAACCAGCGATTTCCAGCTACCGTCAGATATGTACAAGGCGGAAAAGCTATAATCATATCCCATTTCCCATAAATCCTATGTTCTATGCCGTCCACTGTCCGAAAACTACAATCGCCATTCAGCAAGGGGAGTACATCGGCTTGTATATGCCATTCTGGGTGTCCTCCGCTGCAAGGTTCTATGTCGCAGGAATAGGATTCATGTCCTAATCGCCGGAACTCCATGCAGACACGCTGGCTCTCTTCACACGCTACTAAAACTTTCATATGCTGTTTTATTTCCTGTTCAAAGATACTAAGCTGCCTAAATCCACTGTACCTCTCACATGATTCTTTCTTCCCTGTACATCCCTCACATTTGCATACATTCAAGCATGTCCGGCATAGGCAGGTGTGGCATTTTCTGCGCATGGTATCACCGCCTAACTCTTCTTCTCAATTCCGCTTCCAGCACCTTTAACTTGGTCTTTACTCCGCTCTTTCCATCAAGATTAGAAATTGTCGCTTGAATTTCTTCGTTTGTTGCCCTTTTTAATGCACTTTTAAAATTACAATCACCAGATGGCGTTGTCATAAGCCAGCTAATATTATTGCTCATCATTTCCCCTATCTCCTTTCCTTTTCCTGCACCACTGCGGGCAGTTTGATACTTTCTGTTCAATCAGGCGCATTTTGTCAACACACAATCTTCTATATCCGTCCTGCTTCTCCTTTTCCACTAATATACAGTTTTCGCATTCATCACAGTGCGGTAGGTTTGCTTTTACTCTCACTCTGTAATCTCTCTGTTTCTGCTGATACATTTCTGGATTTATTGCCCATCGCCTACGCTTAAGCATGGCGGCAATATCTTTGTTTTCCTTGTTGCAATCTTCTCTTGTACAAGATACACAATTCGGATATTGGCAATCATCAGAAATCAATTTGATCACCTCCCAGAATTGTTTGAAAGTAACTGTTTTTCCAATTCCGTAAAGTCATACTCTCTTTGCGGAAAATCGCTAAAGCTGTTCTTTGGCCTTTTGGACACAGGATTTGTGTTAGTATAATTCTCATCCAGATAATCTACATAACCGCCATTAAAGAATGTGCCGCCGTTTTGGTACTGCAAATAATCAACGCTATCAACATATTTCTTATAGCGCTCTATTGCCCTTGACATTTCATCGTAGCCAATCTTGAGCAGCTGCATCTTCTTTGCATCAGATACCTGTCCTTTTCCTTTCTTAACTGGGTATAATTTCCATAGTTTTTCAAAAAGTGCCAAAGCGTCAGCTTTGCACATATTATTTTTATTATTTCCTTTACTTTCCTTTACTTTACTTTCCTTTATGTCATTTCCGCAGGATTTACTCTCATTTCCGCAGGATTTACTCTCATTTCCGCAGGATTTACTTGAATTTACGGTAACTTTAATATGGGAAGCAGTTTCTTTTGTGTTTAAAAGCCAGATTTCAGAATCAACATTCACATCCCGTTTCCGGCTTTTCACAGCTTCCTGGTACCGTTTCTGTATTCCCGGTGAAGTAATGGTAGCGCCCTCTGTATTCAGTGTTCTCTTTATGAGTAGTGACCTGGTACACAAGTATGCCAAAACTTGCTCTATAAACCCTTCCTTGAGACGAAGGTCTGTTGCGGCATCTTCTGCCGATTCCTCATCCCAACTTATGTAATATCCGTTACGGTAGATTTCTGTCAGCAGATAGATGTAAAATATTATTCCGTCATTTCCAAATTTAGCATGAAACCTCTTAATCCGCTTATCTGCGTAAAAAAAATCCGTGTCAAAAGGAAAGTAGAGTAATCCGTTTTGTTTCGGACGTGCCATCTACTTTATCTCCTTAATCAAAACCTCAATCCGTGGATTTTCCCTGTCCACTTCAAACCTGTCGGAAAATCCGACAACATGCTTCCAGCCATCATCTTTTAATACCCCGGTACTCACAAGTGCATCCTGGATCACTTTCCTACCAAATGACGAAATATTATCCTTATCGCGCCGCTTACTCGGTTCCACCCAAAGATATTCCATGAATACCGGTTTCTCAATCCTCACGCCCCTAAAACACTGCCTGATTGCCGCCGCAACGATTTTTCCGCTGTCCGCTTTCATTTTAGCCCCTTTGTGGCGGTTCGTGCGTTCTGCAGCTATGTAGTCATTCAGGTTTGGCAGTGTGCCGGGTATTGTCAGCTTGTACTCCACATAAGTCCTCCTTTCCGGCGGCAGAGACCAACCCGCCGCCGATTCCGTGATATATCGCATGAACAAATACTACGGTTGATAGTTACCTACAATCTCTGTATATGCAACCTGTATTCTGTCCGTTCTGGCACCGTATAGGATTTCTTCTGTATGCACTTTCTCTGCACCAGATAATCTCCAGTAATAACCTTCTCGCGCTCTCCGACCTTGCTTTTTATAGCCTTGTCAACCTCACTGTGTTCTTCAACATACTTTTTCAAATCGTATTTTCGCGAAATCAAGTCGTTCAGTTCACCATCCAATTCCACATCCGGCTCAACACCCTTGTGTATGCCGCAGATATGTGCTAACTTACAGCCTTCACACATCGCCATGTCTTCCACTGCATCCGGCTCTTTCTTATCCTCTATAGCCTTGTAAATCCGTTCTGCCTTTTTCAAAAGTCCGTCTGCCATATCCCAGTCAAAGTCCATGCGTATCATTTTGGTTTCTCCTGTCAATTTGTTTGTAAGAGCGAAAAATCCGTACATCTTACCAAAGTGATACATATAAATCTGAAGCTGCGCTGGATACTGCCGGATGTAATACCGTTTTGAGTGCAAGAAATCCTCTACCGTGTTCAGCTTGTCAAACTCAAACGGGGATATACCCTTGACCTCGACAGGGATCAGTTCCCCGTTCTCATCCTTAATGCGCAAATCTTCCCTACCAGTAATCAGCGGGTTTTCTATCTGAAAACTCCACTGTGTCGGTGTTATGACTTCATAACCGGCCTCTTTCAGGTTGTTGATCGTATGCGTCTCCAACGTGTTCCCCAAGTCAAACACATTCTGCAAGCCCACATCGTGCGGCTGCTGTTCCTCCCACCGCGTAATCAGCAAATACAAATGCCTTTCACATGGATGCCCTATATTTGACGCCCTCAAATTCCGGCATGGATATACCTTTATCTTCGCCTCTTTCGCCGCCGAAAGCCTTTCATTAATTTCCTGTGCTGTCATTCGTACCGCCTCCCGCAGACGCTACTTTTTGGCAATCCATACAGTACATGTGACCGTCATAACGGCTCTGTGAGTAAGATGCTACTTTCTGACTGATAGACGCGCCACATTTCTCACATTTTAAGCCGGAATCTGCCGCTTTGCTTGCGCCGCCTTTTCCTCCGTCCTTAAAGGTATAACCCTTAATCTTTCCCGTATCAATTCCAGCTTCCTCAAGCGTCCTAGCATCAATACCACGAAGACCGGGGATGATACGCTTGATACCGTTATTAATGCAGTTTGTGTACGCTGCCTGGCGTACGTTTCTTTCAGAGATTTCATCCACGGGCTTTCTTGCGTCCGGCTTGCCGCCAAAGAAATCATCCTTCATGCTGCGGCTTCCTTCGCACTCAATAAACTGACCGCGCATCTCGAACCGCCCTTTATATGTAAAAGTCTTGTAACCCTCTGTGTCGCACTCAATCTTAGGCTCTCCAATTTTCCAGCTTATGCCAAACAGCCGCGCTACCTTTGTTGCGCCAGACTCTTGCAAATATGGCTTGCCGCCGATCAGCGTCCAGTCATGCTCTGATGTAATCTTAAGCGCTGCTGACATGATCTTGTTCATGGCGGTAATCATCTTGTCCGCCTTTTCTGCAAGATACATAATATTATCTGTAGATGTATCCAGAATCCCCGTGCTGCGGTCCCCTGCGTCCATAGCCTGCATAGGCTCCATAATTTCAATACTTGTGTTATCCATTCCCTAATCCTCCTGCCTTTCATAAATTATAAAACTGCTCCCCTTGCCATCCACAACCTTGCCTTTTTTGATACTGACTGTATATCCGGCCTTCACCAAAAGCCGTGCAATATCAAGCTGTTCCTCCTTTGTAATAGCAGATGCTGTAAATTTTAATTTGACCCATCATTCCTCCTTAACCCAATTCCCAGAATAGAACCACTCCATAAATATTACTTTAAACTCTTGTTTTAAATCCTCATCCAGAGAAATCCTTTCCATAGCATATTCATATGCATCCTCCTCTGGGACAAAGATCCCAGTTCCCAACTCCGTATATCCTGCACCTCTTAATTTTTCGCTAACTTCTAAAGGAGTATTCTGTTCCCATTCTCCATCTACCACCATGCGGTTTTCTAATTGATATACCATTGCACTTTCCTTTTTTTCTGCATATTCATCCATAGCAATACCAAGAAAAAAACTCCCAAATCCTAAAAAAGCCATGGATGCTTCCATCCCGATTCCAAACTCGATTGCTCCTGCTATTCCTCCAAGGCCTATTAAAGCGCACCAAAAACCAATGCCGCCTATAATCTCATGCCATTTCATTTCGCCGCCCCCTTGTCCAGATAAAGAGCGTCCAATATGTCTTCTTTGGGAATTTCCAAAGTTTTTATGTATGCCCGAAGCTCCCCCAGCGTAATCTTGTCCGGGTCGCGCAAGTGCTTGTAAAATGTCGGCATACTAATACGGGCTTTTGCAACCAGCTTTTCCCGGTTAGTTCCCGTCCTCTCCATGCATGACCTGATTGACCGGGAAAGACTTATATTTTTATCCGTCCATATCCCGAGCGATACTTTTCCCATTTCCTTTACCTCCCCGCAAAATAAATAATCATATAAAGGGCGATAAACCCCATCACCATTGCCACCATGCCCGCGGCAAAGTAGCAGATAAATTTCAGCCGCTCAAAACTCATCGGCTCCCGGCCTTTCTTGCCGCTCCTTAAAATGATTTCTTCCATACTTTCCTCCTTATCTTGCGATTTCCAGAGGAAAATGATATAATTCTCTCTGTAATCGCATTAGTCTGGTTAATGTGGTTACAGTCCCGGTTGGTGTTGCCGCACCGCCGGGGCGTTTTTGTTAGATAAACCTAAATTCTCCATCGCTGCGCATGTTTAGCGCGTCCACTATTTCTCTTGCCCACCCTTCCGTGTCGGCCTGTGCAATCATGTACCATATATCCGGGTCTAATGTGCTTCTTTTTTGGATTTCATATTTCATTTACATACCCCCTATATTGAATTTGATCCCCTTATCTCCTATACTGTAAGTACCAGACTGTCATCTGGAATACGAAAGAAAGGAGATAAAACACATATGACAAAATTTTGTCCATTCATGAGCAAAGACCCATCCATTCCAGATAAGTCAAGCACAGACAAAAATATGATTCCTTGTATGGATACCTGTTCTTTGTACTGGAAGGGATTCTGTTCAATTAACATCCTCGCCCAAAAAGCGATACATGACGGCGAAAAAGAAAAGAAGGACAAATCAGTCTCTGAATAATTCTTTTCCGTCAAGGCGGCAAGCGATATGTTGCGAAGGGTAATCGACTCTACTTGCACTTTCTTTCTCTACCAAAGAATGCGCACCGATTCCCTTCGCTGTATCTGCCGATTTGCAAAGTTCATAAAAAGTCAGTCCTTCCTCTGCCGCAAGATTGATAATCTTCTTGGCGAACTCCTCTGTCTTTTCATAAAATTCTTTTCCTTCCATTTCCCTCACCTCCCCTCTGCACCAGAACCTTGTCCGGCTCTTTGCCTGCATTCTCTTTGAAAAGAACACGAATAGGTATGTCCGGAAAATATGTTCTTTGGATGTTGAATGCTTCATCCAGATTCAAGCATGAACGCCCAGATAACTTTCTCGAAAGTGTATCTCTGTTCATGCCGATTCCTTTTGCAATATCCATGATTGTCAAATCTTTTCTTGCCATTTCAGCCCTTACATTTTCGTACATCACACAACTTTTCAATGCTTCCACCTCCAATCGCTCATTGAGTGATTACAAGTACATTAAATCACGCTATGAATGATTTGTCAACACATATTTTGAAAATAAATCTTGCAATGCGTGATTTTTTATGTATAATGTAAGATATAGGAAGGAGGGAAACAGATGGATGTATACGAAGTTTTATCGGATATAATGGCTTATGAAGGACTTTCAATAGCACAAGTGGCAAAGAAATGTGGTCTTCCAGATTCTACGGTTAGAGGCATTACAACCAGAAAACAAAAAACTGTCTCACTTGATGTTGCATATAAACTTTCTGATGGATTAGGTGTTTCACTCGAACGATTGAACGGGATGAAAGACCCCAATGAAAATAAAGAAAGAAGTTATTATGAAACTCATGCCACGGATAAGGAATTTGAGGACATTATAAGAAAATATCGTATTATATCCGAATATTCCCCGGACGGAGCAGTCGTGGTTGATACGGTACTGGATAGGGAGTATGCTATTGCGGAGAAGTTGAGGGAGCAGAAAGAGCAGTTGGAAAAGGTTCAGAGGATGAATATAGAAGTATCGGAAGAACTTATACCATTAAGGCTGTGGGCTTATTACGGGAAAATCGCTTGCGCCGGAACTGGATTTATATTTGATGATATTCCATCAGATACCGTTCAAGCCCCGGACGCAAACGCAGACTTTATAATAGGTGTAAACGGTGATTCTATGGAGCCTGACTATTCTGACGGAGAAAAACTGTATATTAAAAAGGTAGAGCGTATAAATCCGGGCGAAGTCGGCATATTCACTATCAATAATGAATGTTTCTTGAAAGAATATGGAAAAGACGGGCTTGTTTCCAGAAATAAAAAGTATGACGATATTCCGGGAAACGAAGATGTACGTCTAATTGGGAAAGTAGTTGGAAAAGTTGAGGAATAATTAAACCGTTACGACGATTTAATAAAAATTTAAAAAAGGGAGGAAAGTATGGAACAAAAATATTGTAAACACTGTGGAGAACTCATAGATAAAGATTGCGTTGTTTGCCCGAAATGCGGAAAGCAAGTTGAAGAATTATCCGGAGTTGATAAAAATATTATTATTAACAATTCTTCCAGTGCGTCAGCCGCCGCGTCATCTACAGTGACAGCACCAACAAAAAGAAAGAAAAAATATAATTTTTTATTAGACCTTATTCTTATTTGCTGTACAGGCGGATTATGGATAATATGGATGATTGTCAGACCAAAGTATGAGTATTAAAAGAAAAAACCGCCCGGCGCTACCAACACCGAACGGCTTACATAGATACCAGAAGATGATACCTACAACCCAAAAATATTGTATCATCTTCGGGGGCGGCTTGCAAGCGGATTTCCCGCAGGCTGTTATTTTTTTACAAAAAAGGAGGATGATACCATGGCAACAGCAAAAAAACTACCGTCCGGCAACTGGCGCTGCCAAGTCTACGATTACACGGACGGAGCTGGGAAACGGCATTACAAGTCCTTTACGGCCGCCACGAAAAGGGGAGCGGAGCATCTGGCCGCAGAATACGCCGACACAAAAAAGGAGCGGCCGCAGCCGCTTAAGGTGACAGTGGGCAAGGCGCTGGATAATTATATCAATATCAAAAGCAATGTATTATCCCCCAGCACGGTAAGGGGGTACCGCGCGATGAGAAGCAGCAACTATTCCGATATCGAAGATATCCTGCTGGAAGACCTCACGCAGGAAGTGGTGCAGATATGGGCAAACTCCTTGGCTGCAAAGAAAAATGCCAAAACGGTTAAAAACGCCCATGGGCTGCTGTCGGCCATGCTCTCCGTGTATATGCCAGATTTCATGCTCCGTACCGCCCTTCCGAAAAAGCAGAAGGAAGTGCCGTACATACCAACAGAAAGCGATATAAGGCTCATAATGGAGTTTTTCAAGGAAAAGGATACAGAAATGCTTAAGGCGGTTTACCTGGCCGCGTTCGGCACGCTGCGGCGTTCAGAGATATGCGGGTTGACCGGGGAAGATATAGAGGGGAATGTGATCCACGTCCACTCGGCTGTTGTTATGGATGATTCGGCTAACTGGATCAAAAAAAATACAAAAACATCTTCCAGCGACAGATATATACCTCTTCCAGATTTCGTAATCGATGCGCTGCCAAAAAGCGGCAATGTAGTTCTAATTGAACCTTCCAAAATATCTGCACGGTTTTCGTCCGCATTGAAAAGACTTTCCATACCTCATTTCCGCTTCCATGATTTGCGCCATTATTCGGCCAGCATCATGCACGCGATCGGCATCCCGGATCAATATATCATGCAGCGGGGCGGTTGGAGTTCGGATGGGGTTTTAAAATCAATTTACCGCAATACCATGGACGATTACGCCAAAAAATTTAGCAGCCAGATCAACGATTATTTTAAAAATGCAACACAAAATATCACACAAGAATAGAAAAGTGCTATATTTAAAGCAATTCCATTCCTGTGTGTGTGGGTTCAAGTCCCATCTTCCGCAGTTTTTATAAAACCCCATATTTGCGATAGGCAAATAAAAAGCCTTGCAAATATGGGGTTTTTAATTATTACCAAAAATAAAAAAATTAAATAGAATATAATAAAATATTATGTAATATAAAATTATGCAACACGAAATGCAACACAAGTTAATTAATCGCCGTCCATGTTTTTACCCCCACAATCCCATCAACAATAAGACTGTTTTCTGCCTGAAATGCTTTTACTGCTTCTAATGTTTTTTTACCAAAAATTCCGTCAATATTACCAACCCCATAACCTTTTGCCGTAAGACGCTGCTGCAGATATGTCACATCATCACCACGGCTTCCTGTTTTAATAGTGCTGCGTTTCGGAGCAGTTCCCTGAAGATTCCCATAATATATATTCATGTCTACATTGGATGGTATGCCTGATATCCTGCCTTTTGAAGAATGCTGCCACATAAACGGATTGTATCCGTCTATATTAGAATTATACCTTGCCAGCCACAAGGGATATTTGCTAAGATCACCAAATTTATTTTCTATATAATCAATATTTGAATAGACCCCAACCTCATAACCTTTGGCAGACAAATAATCACAAAAAGCTTTTACGCTATCCGTCCGGCCTTCTTTTGTTTGCGGATTGCGCTTATCGGAATCATACTCCCAGTCAGCCCATACCCGCATAGTAATAATATCCTTATAACCCTCAATGCATTTTTCGCACATTTTGGCATTAAGGACGGCCTCGTCCTTGTTGGCGGCATAAATAAACCAGTAAATGCCTATTTTTACTCCAGCCGTATGAGCGCCACAGATATTATTGATAAACTGCTTGTCCATCTGCGACTTTCCATATCCGGCTCGAATAATCGCAAAATCTATTGACTGGCTTGCTTTTTTCCAGTCAATTTTTCCATTATGGTACGATACATCAATCCCTTTCATCTGGCTGCCTCTACTTTCTTAAGTCTTTTAAATGCTCGTCAGCTATAATGGCCGCCTGTGTAAAACTATTGTTTTTCCACCACGCACACAGTGACGCTCCTACAGTCAAAGCCATGGACACGGCCTGCCCGAAATCCTCGTCCGCAAACGGGAGAGGGCTATAGCCGCTGATTGTCAGCACTTGGTTGATAAGTGCAAAAACTAATACCGCAGTTCTCACGATGGTTCCTGTTTCAATTTTCTTTTTCATGGTTTTATACCTTCTTTCTTTTCTAAATTATCAATACGGTGGTTAGCCGTTCTGATTCGTTCCTCCATCACATCAGCCCGTGCCTCCAGCCTGTCCACGCGCCCGTCCATGACAGAGCAGTTTTCACACTGCTTTTTCAATTTTTCCTCAAGCTGTGTTACACGGTATGTAAGCACCTTTGCGCTACCAACGACACCTACAACGGAACCTATCAGACTTGCAACAGCCGGTATGATGATGTTAAGTAATTCGTTTGACATATAAACACCTCTCAAACATTTCTTAAGTATATGATACCTTACGAAAGACTGGACATTGTACCATTTTTATCGATCCAATCCTTAGTCATTTTTTTCCACAGCTTTGGAACGTCCCCTATATGCATATCGCCGTTCAAAATCTTCAAACCATAAAATTTTCCCATTAAGCAAGCCCTCTTTCTTCAGCGAATTCGTTAATTGTTTTAAAACCTTCCTTTTGCTGTTAATAGATATTTAATTATTCAGCTGTAATGCAAATAGTCTGTTATTGCCAGATGCGTTTATGGCATAAGGTTTATCACTCCTGTTTTGCGCGGTAATCACTAACGCGTTTTGCGAGGAAAGACGTACAACATCCACGCCGTTTTGCCCTAATAAGATGGATACATAGTTGCCTGTCGTACTAAGATTGATATGGTATACAGTATCAAGGTTATAGTTTGACATCCGATATCCGATTAGGTATAGCCCTGGCTGTAAAATTACTGTCCGGCATAATTATGTTCCAGTTGTCATGTTTGCTGGCAGAGTAATTGCATTAGTAACACTGCTAATTATTAACCTACTGTTTATGATTCCTAAATTGCTGTTTATCTCTTATTATAGAATGCTTTTATCCGTATCCCCATCCCTTCATATGGCTCACCTCCTTCCAAATACTTGTTAACGCCAAATAAGCCTGCTGTCTGGCAGGCTGTTTCATGGTTCCTATTCGCAAGCACACAGTACAGAACGCCTTTCAGTTCATCCATCCTTTTCCCTGCCATTCCAAGCAGTACTTTGCCGATAATCTGTTCTACCATAACTGCCTCCCGTTTTTGCTCCCATTATATCAAACAGGCAGATGGGGCGTTGGTGAGATAAACAGCAATTTAGCGCCTGAAGTATTAACAAACGGTATTGATTTTGAAAAATATTACCGCATCGACATAGTAATAAGAGAAGAAAGAATATCATCCGCGATTTATACAGCAAGCTTTTTAGAACCATCAAAACGTCGTTCGCAATTTTTTAGCTATATAACGCACAATCTAAACTATATGTATGCTGGTATAGCTAAAATCGAATTTATGAATGAGGGAAGTATATCCGCTACCCATAGGATGGGAATTAACCTAAATACTGGTGATCCAGCTACCAACAACTATACTATCCTTGGTATAATGGGATATAAGCATATTTAAGATATCTGCTTTTCTATTTATAAATAATATAGCTGAAGGATGTGTCTATTCTGGCCGGATCAGTGTTTGCAGGGAAATAAATTTCCAAAGTGCCAGTACCCGATGAATTAGCATATATTCTGGCCGAATAGCATTTCCCATTTGTGCATTGCAATGATAAATAGTTTGTAAATAATGGTTTTGGTACACCAGTTAAAACAATATCTCCGTTTTTTACATTACTGCTGGGAGAAGTTTCAAAACTAATGTAACAAATTCTTCCAATTAAATAATAGTCTGCTCCTTTGGTAAATTTTTCTCCTTTTACTGCGGATTTCTTTGTTATTTTAGTTTCGTTTGTTAAATCGCTGTTTATTTGATCAAGCCGACTTTGCAAACTGCTTTGCTCTTCTTTCAAAACCCTTCCTGCATCTGCATCCAGCGCTACTATTCCCGGTGTATCCACAAGAAAATTATTTGCAAGTTCTGCAAATGCATGTGGTTTTAAATCCTCGCAGAATTTTGATAGCTTTGCAAAAGCAATTTCTAGGTTGTCACCTGACTGGACGTTTGCGCGTTCCGTTGCTTGCTCAAATGTAATGATTGCTTTAGAAGCATCCCCGTCCTTTCCTAACTTTTTATTTAATTCTTCCGTTATCACTTTATTCTGCACTGGATTTGTCGATGTTGTGCTTAGTTCCGAATCGATATCAAATCCTGCAATGGAAGCTGCCCGGTCGGCCTCATCTTTTGCCCTGTCTGCTTCGCTTTTCGACTGCTCGCTCCAATATTTGCTGTTATTTGTATCTTCTCCTTCGCGGGTGTTTGTACCGCCTACAGCCCATGATTTGGATGCAACAGACCATTCTTCCGCTTGTGTTGCATGTTGCTGTGCCAATTCTTCAAATCGCTCTACCGCAGTCTGGATATTTTGGCAAGTCGCAAGGATGGTCTGTATTTCAATCATATCCTGCTCAAACGCTTCATATGTAGCCATTCTTCTGACAATCCCCGGCGCAAAGCACATCCAGACCTTTTTAGAATCCATGGACACCGCCCATTCGCTGGCGGTCATCTGGTCTGGGTCAAAGTTTTCTTCTGCTCCTCGCCGCATCTGCATCGTTGCTTTGATTGTCTGTATTGCCATTATTCTTCACCATCCACGATATCCTGCGCAAAATCTTCCAGCTCCGCAACGCAATCCAAAGCAGCGCGGTTCACTACCACTTTGTTTGTGCGTTCATTTTCTTTTACGATGTTTCCGTTTCCATCAATTTCAGAAAACGTAATAGATAGACGTTTTCCTTCTGCTGTAGTCAATATTGTCATACTGGTTACTTTTCTCATATTTTTAATGCCTCCTTGTAAAAACTTTCTATGTAATTTTGTGCTTCTTTCTCATAATTGATAAATTCTTCTGGTTCTTCCTGCACAAAATTTTCCATTCTTTCTGTTTCAAATCCCAACTGCCTTGCTTTTATTTCCCATCCAAATTTAAGGAAAGGAGTTCCTTTAACAAGGAAGTAATTCGGTTTCCTTTCCTCCACACACACATCCCCTTGCCCGTATTTTTGCAGGAATACCTGATACTGGCAGGATGTATTTATGGTTTCATAAAATATGTCATCTATGGATATGTAACATATTCCATTTTCATCTAGTGTAGCTTCCCCGATATCCCCAAAATATGGCTTGGTGGTTTCATAGCAGTATAATAGGCGGTCGGAATAATTTTGAGTTTTTGCAAGGCGTGATTTACTTCCGTCTGCCAATAAATATCCATCCACAGATAAATTTTTAAGTTTGCAAAGCTGCGTAGTTCCATTATCTGAAAGAAACATTTGAGAGCCGATGCCTATTCTGCATCCATAATTACCTCCTCCAAACATTTTTATATCATTTCCTATGTTTAAATTTGTTTCACCATTTGCCAAATATTTTGCAATATATATTCCTCCAAATTTTATATGTGCAGTTTCCTCATCTTTAAAACTAATTTTGTTTTCTCCTACAAAATTTATAGTATTATATTTTTCGCCGTTTCCTCCTTCAAACGCAAGAATTTCCAAAAGTTTTTGTTCGTTTTTTGTTACATAAATTCCCGAAATTCCTATTTTAATTTCTGAACTTCCATATATGTACACAGTTCCATTGAATTTGGAATCAACAGCTCCTATATTAACGTATTCTTTTGAATCACTATTAATTTTTAATCCAGTGGCAGAAATAGCTGTGAATGAATCACCAGTGGTATATCCACATCTAATAGATAACGCTGACATACCAGTTTGCCACCCTCCACTTCTTAAAATTATTCTGGAATCTTTTTCGTTGCTTGTATGAATGTTGACGATTCCCCCGGTAATATTCGCAGAATTAGTGGTAATTCCATCTTTATCAAATCTTCCTATCTCATTTCCTTTTGCATCATAAATCACACACGAGCCATCAATATTGTTATCGCCGCCAAGGGTAAGAGTGCCGCCTTTTATCCAGTCGGCTACAATGCCAATCGCATAAAGGATATTTACTACTGCATTTCCGTTTTTATCGAATCCGGCCGTATAGGTTTTCCCCCCGTCAGTTGATATAAAAAACCCGTCAATGGTCTGTTTGTAAATTGTTTTTGATCCTGCTAAACTTGGCTTATCATGGAGATAAGTTATAACACTTCCGTCCGGCTGTTTTTCTACCGTTGTATGGTATCCAAGGGCGTTTCCGGCAATCTGCGTCATATTCTGCACGGCCTTGTCATAAGTGGAAAGCTGTTTTTCTGTGTTTCTCCGCGCTTCCACAACTGCGGCCGCCGCTTCAGAATAATACATGCTGCCGTTCCTGACCGGGTCTTCCGCTTCGCAGGATACTTGCGTATAAGAACCGACTGTATAGGAAACGGAATTTATTATCGAAACATACACATTCCCTTTCCAATCCGACACCCTTACTACTTCAAAAGGTTCGTAAAGAGGATTATTTAATATCTGCGCGGAAAAAGGCCGGAAAACCATGCCAACTATGCGGCCGCCAAGGTAGTTTGCTACTTCCTGCTCTTTTCCTGCTGCAAAAGGATTTTTTACTTCAATCAAATATCCTTCTTCACCAAATATAGCAAAATTATCGTCTTCGCCAATTACTTTAACTCCCGTAATCTGCACATCATCCGTATGCACGTCAAGAGATTTTACACGGAATATATGTTCCGGCATATCTGAAAAATTGCCGCCAGAAATAATGGTGTTTGTGCTGTAATCCGTAAAATTGCCGCCGTCAAGTATGGTATCATGAGGATATGTCTTAAAATCCCCACCAACATAATTATACTGCTCCAATAATGCGGAGTTGTACCAAATTAACTGCATATATCCGTCATTGTCTATCCGGGCGTTATATCCGGCTATCTGGCAGGCATAGGAAACAATCTGCCGGTAAGTTCCCGATTCCGGCTTTTCCTTTACGGTAAAAGACATATTATCAAACTGCCGGAAGCCTATGGGGATGCCGCAGTCAAGGCAGGCATCCGTGAGAATTGTCTGCAAAGTGGCCGGATATGAGGTTTTGCTGGTGGAATAGTCCTTATCCAGCAAAAACATTCCATCTACTGCATTGATTTCTATGATTTCCCCTTTTGTAGACGGAATCGTGGCATAATACACTCCTTTGCGGATTTTTTCTATGGTTCCATCATCCATGGCCATTGCGACATAAACGCGGATTATGGAGTTATAGAAGTCATATCTGGAGAACCGTTCATCATGGTTTGCAATCTTTATGGCCAATGTCTTCCCAACCACAAAACCTACACCAAATTTACCATCTGTGGTCTTGTCTTCTATGCTGCATCCTCCTATCATGAAATCCTTTGGTTCCAAGTGCAGGACGGTACCGTCTGACAGAGTCACGTCTGCATAATTTACGACCGCCGCGCCGTTTTTCAGTTTTTCCTTAAATTCTTTACTTGCATTTATCATACTGGATTTATCCCCACTGCATTAAATGATAATGATTCCCAAACAAAATGGCTGTTTGATACCCTTAAAGTTCCCAAGCTGTAATTTGATGTGTAAAACTGGCCCGTTTTCCAACCGCCTGTTACCGGGCTTAAATACCGCATGGTGTAGCCGCTCCTGTTTAGTATTTGGCCGATGATTTTAGCCACTTCCTCCGGCTCTATGTACCTCCATTCAAACGCATAGCTTTCTATCGTTCCCATGGGCGTGTTGTGCATTACCAAGTCTTGCGTCCTGTCCGAATCTTCCGTTGATGTCGTTGCCATGGATGGACGGAAGGCATCTGGCGTTTTGACTTTTATTCCATTAAATTCAAATGGCCTGTTCATGATACCTCCCTCCTATGTTGTTCCAAGCGCAAACATATTGTTTCCTGTTGCCATCTGCTGAATTTTTCCTTCTTTTACCACTGACTCTGCAACTTGTTTTCCGTCAAGATATTGCTTTATAATGATTGTTTGCGGATTGCTATTGATCCTGTTTCCAGTTATTCCAAGTTCCGACAGCACTTCCAAAATAGATTCCCTGTTAGCTTTTTTTATTGTATCAAGCGGAGCCTCGACATTTGTACCATGTTTCTGATCGCCCAGTACGGCCAAAAATTCTTTGTTTGCCGGTATTACCGCTCCTGTGGCCAGCTTTGGTATTGGAGTGGTTCTTAGCGAATCAAACGCCGGACTTTGATACATTGACAAAGAAGCTGGTGTGAAAGAATAACTTCTCCCGTAAGAATAAGAGCTTGTGCTTCTGGATGAAATTACCCGCGAGGTAAGGCTTCTTAAAGAATTGCCAAGCGATCCGATTGTGCTGGAAATCCATCCAAATACGGAACTTATTGTATTTTTTACCGAATCCAGCACGGAGCCGACCTTGCCCTGCATTCCTTCCCATGCCCGCGACCATATATTTTGCGCACTGGATGAAAAATTGCTGATCGCGCTTTGCATCCCGGAAAATTTATCCCGGACGCTCCCGGCCATGGACTGCGCGGAGGATACTGCCTTTTCCTTTATATTGCCCCATGCGGATGCTGTTGTTTCCTTGGCTTTCGCCCATGCATTCGCAATATTGGTTTTTACATTTTCTGCCGACTCTTTTACGTTGGATTTAATATTTGTCCATGATTCCTTTATTCCATTTTTCACATTATCAAACGTGGCCTTTGCGCCGGATTTTATATTGTTCCATTTTTCGGAAAGGTTCTGTTTGATGCCATCCCAAACTTGCGATGCCGTCTGCTTAATGGAATTCCAGGTATTTCCAAGAAAATCCTTCACCCCATTCCAAATATTGACCGCAGTTTCTTTCATCCCTTCCCATATGGCTTTTACATCGCCTACAAGGCTCAATATGCCGTTCAACAGGCCTTGGATGATGTATTTTCCCATTTCGGCCATGACGGTGGACGGGGAGTGGATGCCGAAAAGGGATTTGAATGCATCCATAAAAGGTTTGAATATATGGTCATGTATCCAATCTCCGATTCCGACTATAGCATCCACAATTCCCTGCATAAGTCCAAAGATTATATCTTTACCAATTTCCCATATTCCAGATACTATAGTTCTAATTCCTTCTACAAATCCTTCAACAACAGTTTGCAATCCCTTAAAAGCTAATTCCCAATCTCCAGAAAAGACTCCTGTTAAAAAATCAATAATTCCTCCTATAACCGTTATAATAGAATTTATAGCATCTGAAACATATCCTACAAATTTTACTAATTCATCCCATACAGCCTTTATAACTGGAAGGATTTTAGGAAGAACATTATCTATAATCCACGCAATAAAAGGTTGCAATATGTTTTCCCATAAAGCTTTCAACAAATCTGCAACTTTACCCAAAAGTTCAATAAAATTATCAACCATTGGCTGTATATGGGTTTTCCACAATTTGTCAAAATCTTTTGCCATTTGTTTAAGAATTGGTTGTACTTTTCCATTCCAAAAATCTAAAAATCTTTTAACTAAATCAGATAACCCATCAGCAATCGAATCAAAAAACGGTTTAAAATGTTCATCATACACTTCATTCAGTTTGTCAAACGTATCATCCACCGCATCCTTTATAGTTCCGGCCACATCTGCCAGGACTCCAAGAAACCCTTCTAAAGCTGTGCGGAACCCTTCCTTGTTTTCCACAAATGGCTGTATAAATATATTGAGAACATCCCTTATAAGTTTTGATGCAAGCTCCGTCACTCCCATAAATGCATCCGTAAATATGCCAATAAGGTTTGCGGTAAGCCGCTGGCCATCTTCGCTTGCAAATGCTTCAAATACATATGCAAAGGACTGGAATAAGTCTGATAACAGGTAGTTTACTTCTTCCCATATGTCAAACATAGAAACAAGATGATCTTTTATCCTTTCCTTATTTTCTTCCAGGTATTTTGCAATGCCGCCTACAATGTTAGTAGCAATCGTCAGCCCTATGCTTGCCGTAGCACCGACAAGGCTGCCCAACATATACGCGACAGATTTCACGAAACTGTCTGCGGCAGAAATAACTTCCGGGTTCGTAAAAATATCCTTAAGACTTTCCTTTATGGATGCTATGCTGTCCTTTATGGAGTCCCACCGATACTCCCAATCGCCCAGCCCGTCAAAAAAGCCCTGTTTGAAAATCCCGGCCAACTCTTTCAATTTCCCTATTAAACCGTCGGCCGATTCGCTTACTTTATCTAGGACATTTTCACCCTCTGCGACCTTACCATAATCTATATTTTCAATTTCACTGATATTTCCAATGTCTATCCCTGCTTCCGGTTGCTCTAAATCAGCAAGTTCTTCATTTTTACTGAATTTGTTTATTTCATCAAGAGGGCTTAAATATCCTTCTGCGGCTTTTTCCGCATCTTTGGTTGCATCGGCCACTTTTTCTGTAGATATTGCCAAATTATCTGCCGCGTCTGCCGCATCATTATATCCGTCAATGGAGTCACCTAAACCGCCTCCAGCCATTCCGGCTTTTGCCGCCACTCCGCTTCCTGCAGAAGCTTTTTTGCCTGTTATTAACTCCGTAAAAGATTTAAAGGCATTGGCAACCGTTGCAAGTTTTTCAAGCAATATATTGATAACCTTTATAGCAGGCGTAAAGATATTGATAAGTCCCTGTCCTATGGTTGCCATTAAGCTTTCAATCTGCAATTTTAAAATTCTTGTCTGGTTTGCCCAACTGTCTGATGTACGGATAAAATCCCCGGATGCTCCGGCAAGCTGGTCTATCACAAATTGATACCTTAAGGCGACTTTTTCCTGCTCCGTCATTTTGCTTGTAGTTTTCCCGAAACCATTGGCAAGAGCGTACTGGTCAAGAGCAGCTTGCGTCATGACAACGCCAAGTTCTTTCAATGTCTCTGTTTCTCCCGTAAATACGGATTTCAGCTTTATGTATGCTTCGTCTTGCGAGATGTTATAAAAAGATGCAACATCCCCTGATAATTGCGTCAGAGCAGTAGACATCTTATAGGCTTCATCCTCCGCAAAACCAAAAGATTTTGACATGGCACCAAACGTACCGACATACCTTTTTGCCATGGTTTCCGATAAACCGGCAGATACGGCAGCGTTTTTTGCAAATTCATTCACTTTTTCTGACATGGTGGTAAATGTCACGTCCACAACATTCTGCACTTCTTCCAAATCAGAGCCTAATTCTATGGCTTCTTTTCCGAACTGAATAAGTTTTTTTACAGCAAAAACAGAAGCAAGTAGAGCGGCAGTACTTCTTGCAGCTTCGCTAATACGGCTTAAAGACCCCCTTACCGCTGATTCTCCACGCCTGATTCCATTTGTATCAATTTCTGTATTTATCCTTATGCTTCCGTCATACTGCGCCATAAAATCACCCGTAAAATAAAAAAGTGCCAGAATAACGTCAACACGTACTTACCGGCACCGTTTAGCCGTTATCTACAACCGTTTATGCAGATCTCATATTTAATTTATTTTAGCATGGTTTTTGAGTGGATTTGTACCAAATTAAAAGAGCAGTATTTCTACTGCCCTTTATCCATAATTTTATATTTTAAGTCTATCCCTTGTCGGATAAGTTCTGATTTTGAGATTCCTTCTTTTTCACATATAGCCTTTACCTTTTTTTCTGTTTCCTCGTCTACTCGTATTTGATAGAGTATATCTTTGGGTGTATCGGTTAGTTTAGTACCTTTTTTTATTCCCATATTTTAGACCTCGTACCATTCGCCATAAAAACCAAAATCTCCAAACTGACAGGTCACAACATCATCTTTCTCGGGAGCAACGCCGTACCAAGGTAAATTCGCAATAACTTCTCCGTCCTCGCCCTCAATCCTAACAGACTGTTGCGTGTATGTAAGACCTTCTTCTGCAACTCTCATAGCATCTTCTAAAGTTCCCTCGATTTCCTCGTTTCCTGCTCCCGTTCCGTAATTTACATAATATTTCATATTTTCCACCTTTAAGCCTTTTGGCTTTCCTCTCTGTTTTGTTTGTAATTACATTATAACAGAAAGTTTTTTCTTTGTCAATACAAAGTTAAATTTTTAAAAAATAAAGGAACGATATTTCTACCGCTCCTTATCTGACTTTACAATTTTAAGTTTTTCTTCCAAAATCACAATTCCGTCTTTATTCTTTTTGACTTTTGCAGTGTTGCCCTGCCCCGCAATCTCCCGGGCAGTCTTTCCAATCTCTTTATCCGTCATCCTAACACCTCGTCCAACAATGCTTTATATTCGTCCTCCTGTTCCTGTTCTTCTTTGGTCTTTGGCTTTTTCATCAGCACCAGTTCTTTGTTATGAGAGAGGAACTCTTTCTCATGCTTTTCCAGCTTCTTACCCTTATTCAGCTTATTTCTAATCCCTACAATAAAGGAGAATGTACCTTCTCCCACTTCGTTAAAATATCCAAGAAACGTCCACCAGTGCAGGTAATCCAGTTCTCTCGTTTCTCTCCCGGCAACCTTATTGACCGCAGAAAAAATCATTTGTTCGTCTTGCGTCCAGCTATATGTTGGCTGTTCAAGCACCTGTTTTTCCGGCTGCCCGGCAGAAATGAACCATGATATTTGTTTCATTGCTTCTTCCAAGTCAAAGCCATTCTGCCCCGCCTGCAGCACATCATCATCACAGGAAAAATTATCAAACAGCAGATAGATTGCCACAATCCATTTTTCCTCTTGGGTCAGCTCTGGGTCTTGAAACGCTTCAAAGACTTGAAGGACATTGCGGTAGTCGGTTCGGATAGGGTAATCCACGCCGCTAACCGTCAACACCTCCGGCAATGCGCCTATCATTTTGCTCCTTTCCTTTTATGGTCCTGCGGCTGATACTTAGCCATGCGCTGCTTGCTTGCCAGTTTATTCAGCTTGACCTTGTGTTCAGACAACCTTTCAATGACCGGAATAAGAGAATCCCAGAAATCCATAAAGCACTCTAAATCCGGCTGGAAGTTCGGAATCACCGCATACACATCACCAAAGAATTTCCGAGTTGTTCCCTCGCCGAAAACGTCGTCCATGATAGCAGTTGCCTTTTCAGAAAAATACTTTCGTTCCTCGATTTCCTTTTTATAGTCCATCTCGCCGGAATCAGACTCTTTCTTCTCCATTTCCTCTGCTAATGCAATCAATTCATCGCCAGCCGCCCGGAACCTGTCAAAGATAGAAATGTCATTGCCGGAAATCACGATAAAATCATCACCGCCGCCGACATAGACCTTTGTAAGCGTCACCCGGTTGTCAATCCTGATCTCTTCTGTTTTTGTATTTTCATTTTCAATTTTCATTTCTTCAATTTCTGTCATATTATTGTCCTTTCAAAAACGGGGCATATCCAAAACGAATACACCCCATTATTTTAACTAAGATTGCTCTTGCTGCTTGATTTGGTCTGCGCTGGTTCGCTTAATGCTGCCGGGGATGTTACGCTCTCCGGTGTAAATGTTGGCACTTTGTTAGACACAGATACCGTTCCCTGTGTTCTTCCGCCGTCCTCCGAAATCGTGAATGGGATTGCGTACCCGGAAGTACCACCTCCATCACTATCAAATACAACCTTGACAGGAACGCTGAACCCTTTCCCCGTCAGCGTCTTTGTTGTGGAATCTTTAACCTCGTCTGTCAGGGTTGCGACAATCAGCGTGGCAGATGTGCGTTCATCATCAGTAGCAAGCGTGTCAACAATCGTCTGCAAGAAGGGATAAATCGCGTCCTCTCTCCTTGCTATGTAACCGTCATTACTAAGCGTAGGCGTATAGCCATTGTTCACGAACGTGACTTCGCCCTGTACGTTTTTTACCTGCTCGCTGTCATTGTTTCCCTCAATGCTCAAATCATCACTGTCTTTACCAAGGCATGTGTAACCTTCATTATCAAACGTCAGCCACATCGCCCGGCATCCCCTTAAAATCTTTCCCGTTTTCGGGGTTGCTGGTGTTTCAGGCATAATATTTCTCCTTTCTACTCTACTTCATATTCCATCACCGCATCGGCGGCATAGACAGTGCTTTTATCCTGCCCTGTTTCATCCTTGTAAGGAATTGCCCCGGATGCCGTAATCTTCGTTATCGTCCTGCCGTTAGTCAGCAGGGGTAAATCTTTTGTGTTTTCAAGCCACCGCATGACACGCCCCACAAACGCCTGCGAATTGATACGCTGTGGCGAGGTCTGCGG